AAGAATTTGTGAACTATAATGACAACGTGGAATCCGCGAAGGCTTTTATTTCCAGTGCTAAGGCGGTTCCCGTCAAGGATACAAAGACGGTAATCCAGGACGGAAAACAAAAAACCGTAATTACGGAAACGCCTCAGCATGTAAATAGTTTCGGACAGGTAGTCCCCGAAAAAGATTTAGCAGACGCTTACAAATACGCCACGATGACTCCGAGTATGTGGCGGCACATGGGCAAGCCTCAGTTTGCCGAATTATCGAGGATTAAGCCCGGAAAATTTGGCGGGGGAATGACCGGTCCATTGAGCGAACCTGAAGTAACTGCAAAAACAACTGCTGTGACTACACCAACTGTTGTCGAACCCGAACCTTCGGCGATTGTGACCGAGACTAAGGAAATTCCCGTGGACAAATCAACCGTAAAGGCACCTACAGAAGCGCAACAACGCGCCGAATTAGCGTTGGCGAGGTTTTCTTCGTCCAACGACGTGTTCAATTATTTGCAACAGCGTGGATACGATCCGACCACAGTTACGTCCTGGGTGAATAGTTTTCTTCCCGAGATTCTGAAGAGCGGTGATCGTAAAACTTATGACGCAGCCGTTGATGCCTGGTCCCAAGGTTTGCTCCGGCTTGAGTCTGGTGCCGCGATTTCGAAGCAAGAGAAAACTTGGTATGACAAAGCATTTTTCCCACAAGTGAACGACCCACCTACGGTGGTTGAAAACAAATCGAGGATGCGACGGGACATCGAACGAATGGTTGGAGAAATTGCACAGGCCGGAGGAATCGATTCTCCGGAATCGAAAGCACAAGTGGCCCGCATTGCGGACGAAGCCAAAAAGGTCTATTCTGAAGCCGGTGCTGCGGCTGGCGTTCCGCCAAAAGGTGCAGCTACACGTTTCCGTCCTCAAACTGGAGGTGCTAATGTCGCTCCAGTCACCACACTTTCCGGAGGGACAAATCTTACCTACGTTCCCGGAGTGGGCTTCAAATACGTAAAATAATGCCCCTCGATCCGCTAATCGCCGACGTGCCGTATGCGTCAGAGAATCCGCCTCCTACCGAGACTCCGAGCAATGTTTTTCACACCGAAGGTCCAGAACTCGAACAAGGCGGGCCGGCAGAAAAACCTCCGTTACAAATCGCCCCAGGCACCCCGACACTCGACGAGATTAAAGAATACCACCGTTTAAACGGCACGGTTAATCCGATCATCGATCTGAGTGCGGAGGACATCGCGAAATTAGCGATTAACGATCCGGAAAATTTCCAACTCAGTAAGGCCATGATCGAACTCCGGCCTCAGTGGAACAAGGAGATCGTAAATAAAGCCGCCGACGCTTACAACCTACTCGAACGTCGCGGTTGGAAACCGCCGAAAGACTTGGGATTTTCTCAGCTTCCGAAAATGGTGAAGGAAACCGTTGCTGGCGCTGCGGATTGGTTGGGCGCGGTAGCTAAAGGTTCATTCGGTGTTCCGGCTTCTTTGGCGATGGAAAAAATCGACGAACTTTCGGGAATTTCCCCGGCTATCGACATTCGCCGTCGCCAGGAACTTCAGCAAGGAGTTTCTGAAGCTGCTGCGGCTACGGAGGCCAGCGTTACCGGGCTCGCGTTCCTGGGCGAGAAAGCGTGGAACAAACTTTTCGGCAAGAAACCTGAACTGAAAAATCAGCAGGAAAAATTAGAATCGCTGAAGGCTTTTCTCATTCCGCACCTCGCGCACGAAACAATTTCGAAAGGCGGAGGACTCGTCCAATACAGCCCCGAGATTCAGGCGGAGCAAGCGCAAGCTGGATTAGCCATTAGACCGGAGGAAGTGAACAAGAAAATTGCCGGTGATCCGGTGGGATTTTTGGCTTTCGGTAAAGGTCTCGAAGGTGTCGCCGGCTTGGTTGGAGTAACGAAACCAGTCGCTACTGCGGTCAGTAAAATTCCAGGATTGAAAAAAGCTGCGGCTGCGGTTGCTCCGGAGAAAATTGCCGGTGGCGCAATTGAACTTGCGGGTGGAGCGGTTAAGGGAACGGCTAAAGTCGCTGAAGTCGTCGCTCCGGTCGCCGTTCCGGTTATCGGCGCGGTCGCGGGTGGGGACGTTCTCTCCAACCTCGGTCACGCGGCTGCGGGGGCTATTACCGGTGGATTAACGGCGATTCGTGGAGTTAAGCCGGTTCAGGCTGCGGCTCGGGCCGTCCAAAAAGGCGGAGAAGCGATTAAAACTTTCGGTCGCGAAGTCGCCGGCAAGGAGCTTCCGACAGGCGCGACTTCCCAACTTGCTCGGGATGTTTTTCAATCGTTGCCGAGTGCAGCCGGCGAAACGGCCAAAGGCGCAACGCTCGATCTCGGGCTTGCCGCGCTTACCGCAACGACTCCGGAAGATCAACAAGGGTTGCAACTCGGAACAATTCTCGGAGCAGCCCAAGGGCTCAGACGGACCGGCGCATGGGTTGTAAGTGGTCAGAAAATCGCTCCTCGTGCTTGGGGTTCAAAGGGTGCAGTCGGAACTTCCGGCGACTTGCCAATTTTCGACCGCATGCACAATGCCGCGTATTCGAGTGCTTCTCCGGCAGTGCGAGAGCACATGAATGCAGTCAGGCAGTTTTTGAAAGGTATCGGTGGCGATACTGAAGCTTTCATGGCAAACCCGGAGAATGTCCGGACGGCGGCTGACGGTCGCGTGGTGAACACCGACATCGAGAAAGCACTAATCGATTCAGGATACGACGCTGCCACGGCTGAAGATTGGGCGAAACAAAACGGGATGTTCACCAAGGAATTTGCGGTCCCGGGCAAACCCGGCCAAACGAAGCGAGTAATCATTGTCGCCGACGCTGACGCTGCCCCACATGAAGCGAAGCACGCTTTTCAAGACGTAATCGGCGAACAGGCCAATACCGTCATTGACAAAGTTATTCGCGATACCTATTCCGATCAGTGGGAACAACTCGGTCAATCGTATGCGGAACAACTCCTCGGACGCCGTTTAAACGTTGGTGAATCCTGGAGAAATGTTGTTCTCGATGCTTCCGGCGCGGGCAACGAAGCAGCGAATCTGAAGATTTCAATGGAAGCGGCGAATAAATTCGCTGCCGACAACGGCGCATTGCCGAAACCCGGTGACATTGCGGAACCTCCGCCACTCGATCCCGGTCAATGGAAAACCATTTTATCGGCAGACGATGCCGGAGCTGCGGCGGATCGTTACATCTCTCGCGAAATTGCCGCCGAGACCTTCGATTCGATTTTCAAGAACCTGGGCGCGGCACTACAGGAAAAAACCGGGCTCGTTCCGTGGCTGGCGAAGGTTGTCGCAGCGACGACAGAGGCTCTCGGAGGTGACAGTTTACGCGGTCGCGGGACCACCCTCGGTTTCCCGTTACAGGAACCCGTCGTTCAAGCGATTAAAGGTCAGGTTCGAGAATTCGTTCCGGAAATTAAACCAAAAGCTCCTGGTGGAATATCGCCAACACCTCGGGCCGGCGCTCCTGCGCCATTGCCGAGTGGATCGCCGGTTCCGTTTACGCCGGAGGATCGCGCAGTTGCAGCCGAGGAAACTCGAAAAATTTCCGAGGGCGCTTCCGATACTCCGAAGGCTGGCGGCACACGATCCGACAAGGAACTCCTCGGAGAAATCGCTGCTGCACAAGCTGGCGGAGACGCAGTTAAAATCAACTATTTATCGGCACCCGATGAGCCGGCTGCGGCAATCAGCAGTAACCGGAACGTCCGAAGGCAGTTAATCGAAATGTTTCGCACGATGCCTGCGGCTGCGCGGAAATTGTGGGAGAAGAACTTTTTTCCAGAGCGCGTGCGACGGACCGCAAAGGGCAAAATTCAAGTCGGCGGTTGGGCACCGGAAGTTTTCGCGGCCAACGCGCACAAGACTGCGGAAATACTTTCACAACTCGATCCGGCTCTCAGTCCGTATGAAATCGATAGAGTCAACAAAACGTTTACGGAGGCCGGCTGGAAGCAGCTTTTCGAAGACACCCAAAAATTCGTCCGAAACCAAATGGCAGGACAAACTGGTTCCGGCCAGTCGCTTGTCGTTCCGAGACAGATAACCGAAGCTGGTTTTTACAAACCGCCCGAGACTGCTGGTGCAGGCGTGCTCGACCAACGCAACGCTGATTTTATCAGTGCGATGTTCGGGATGAAGCTTCCGGAAACGACTCGTGTTACTGGAGGCAAGACTCCATTGAACATTGCCGGTCAGGTGATCTCCCAGGCGACGATCCCGGGACGAGTTGAAGCACCTGTTCGGGCGCGTCCGGAGGGCGGCGTTTATCCGGAACCGTTCGAAGGGTTCGCCATTTCCGAAGTGAATCCCTGGAGGGCGGAATTTGAACTGGCTGTTCAATCAGCCGGCAAAACACTACCATCCACCATAGAAGCTTTTCAATGGCTGAACCTGGATAACATCAAGGAAGTTCAACACACTCCGGAGCAACCGCAATTTCGCGGGAACACTCTAACGTTGCAGGCGGGATTTCAACCGAAACCGAACGATCCTCGGGCAATTCGGTCTCCTGCGGTCCGCGATGATACCGGAAAAGTTTTTGAGGGCACTTGGCATGGTGACGCAATCGGCAATGCAAGCATGATGGGAAGTCGGACTCGATATGACGATTTCGAACACGGTTACACCACCAACACTCCGGGGGAATTCCTTAGTCGCGAGGATGCGTTGAAGAGAGCCACGGAATTGAATCAGGTATCGAAAGAATTCTCAGACACGCGGGAGGGTCTCGAAGCTTTTGAATTTGGTAAGGCTAGACAGTTTCAGCCGCAACCAGCGAAGGAAATCGAAGTTGAAGGTCCGGATGGAAACAAATACAAGGTCCGGTTCGACGGTTACTACGATCTGACGGCCCTCGGTAAAGGATTCGTGCCGGCGATTACCGCCCTCGAAGATTTGCCGGGATCGCTCACCAAGCTATCGAGCGGAATGGGTAAATCGCTCACTGACGCCGGGTATAAGCTGCCGGAGTTGCCGGCACCTGAAGGGGAAGTCACACAATTTGCGCCGAGACGCCGAACCGACGATTACGAGACCCTGAATAAACAGTTCGCCCAGGAGCATCCGAATAACGCGGGTATGCGATTCGTAGAGGGGTTTGAAAAGGCATATAGAAAAGACCCGGAGCTTAAATCCTTGATGGAGGGAGTCTATTTTCAAAGGTTGTCGAAAGACAATTTTCCCGATGCTTTTTACGATCAAGCTAAAAACATCGCAGACTCTTTTGGAAAGCCGACCAATAATGCTGAGACGGATTTGCAAAATTATCTTGCGGACACATATCCCGACTTAGTGGATGAAATCAATCTCTCCCAGGATTATTTTCAGTCATTGCTACTCACTCCAGAGAAGGAACTTCAACAAATCCCCGCTATCGTTGAAGCTAGACAAAATTTCGCCTTCGGCAAAATAGTGCAGGAAGGTTTCGATGCACGAGAAGCGGAACGTTTCCTCAACGACTGGCGCGATGAAGGGTATTCAGAAGTAGCGTCCAAGAATCCGGCACTCGCGAAATGGATCGACGATAATCTGCGCTCCGGCAGCGCACAGCAGGCCGCGCAGTTCCAGCCGAAGGCATCGGAGGAAGAAGGAGTAAGACGAGTGGTTTCTGCCCCAGGATTAGAGCACGGTGGAATTACTGAACCGATTTTGAGTTTTGTTGAACCTGGAGAATTTCGATCAACTTTAAATCGATACCGGGATTGGTTGATGGATGTTAAGGGTTTGACTAAAGAAGAGGCAGAAACACGTCTCAGGGGAATCCTTCAGTTCCAACCTCGAAAGGAGGGCGAAGAAGTCCGAGTCGGAATTCCGAGTTTTCGCGCTACGGGAGGAAATCGTCCAAGTGGTGCCGCTCCGATGATGATGTTTAAGGATACGGGGGACGAGACCCGGTATTTTAAGTTTTTGCAGGAAGTAAAGGGGATGACGGAAGAGCAGGCCGCAAACGAAATCTTACGTTTAAGCCAATTTCAACCGAGACGAAAAACTCCGGAGGAAGATAACATCGCGAAAATCGGCGATGAGTCTTTCGCAATTTTCTCCCCGCGCAGCCGCAAGGAAGAGAAAGACCAAATCGGACCGGTGCCCAGGCCAGCAATCGACCGCGAAGAGCGACGAATCCGTGGACTCACCCAGGAAGAACAGCAGACCCCGGAAACGGCATTCTCTCCGCGAAAACGCGAGAAGGAGGACGATCTCCGAATATTGCCAACGAGTTTCGGAGCGGCGAGCAAAGCCTGGATACTCCCGAATGGCAAGGTCGAACAACTCGGTGCTGAGTGGCATCACCAATGGCTCGACGAGCATCCGGAAATTCAGGCGAAATACGGTCTGAAGGTTCCGGCGTTTGAGGGGACCGATACTGAAGGCGTCCGAGAGGCCGCGTTGAAAAAGGGATTCTCTCGCGTCAACCTGGAGAATGGCAACCTCATCGTGGAAGCTCGCGAAAAGGATTGGCGCTCCGTTCGTCCGATTGTAGAAGACATGATCGAGCGGAATCTCGATGACATCGACAAGTTCCGAGTGCATCTGTTGAATGATGCCGTGGACAAAGTGACCAAAAGTCTTTCCGAGAAGCTTTTCGACGCGGACACCGACAAGGAAAAACTCGACCGGGTTTACAATACCCTCTCCGAGCGTCCACAAACTGAACTTGAGACGAAGTTCCAACCGAAGACCACGAAGGAAGAGGATTTAACCGGAACGAAAATAGTCCCGCCAACCGCAAGTCCGATGGAACAGGCGTTGGTTCGGGCACTCGATGCCTGGGCGGAGAATCAGAAAAAGCAGTCGAAGAAAGACGCTGAGGAATGGCTGCGGACACATGGCGCTTTGCCGCCAGAGGGAGAAGTCGCTTTTCAACCGTCAACGGAAGTTCGGAATGTTGCTAAAAAATATTCAGAGGAAGAAGGAATCGATTACAAACCTCTCGGTGCCCCGCTTGCCGTAAAAGAAGGTCTCGCAAAACGGATCGCTGATTTTTACGATACCGCGAAGCATGATCCGAACGATCCGGAAGTTGTGAAATCTTACGATGCTCTCGGTGAAGAGACAGTTAAACAATATCACGCGATTGAGGATGCGGGATACACCATCGAGCCCTGGAAAAAAGCGGGCGAACCATACGCTTCGAGTGCGGAAATGCTGAAGGACGTTCAGGAAAATAAACATCTTTGGTATCTTCCGACAACTGGGAATTTTCAAGATGCTGGAAATAACCTCATGCTTCGGCCTTCGGGAGTTGAGGGCGTTTCGTATAACGATTTGTTCCGTGCTGTTCATGACTTTTTCGGTCATGCCCAAGAGGGATACCAATTCGGACCGAGGGGAGAGCTTAATGCCTGGAATGCTCACTCGGAGATGTATTCTCCGGAAGCGCAAGGCGCACTCGCGGCTGAGACTCTCGCACAGAATTCCTGGGTGAACTTCGGAAAACACATGCGAGACGAGGCCGGCAACATCCCCAAACTCGGAGAGGCCGGATATAAACCATTACCCGAACGTCCGTTTGCTGAACAGAAAAACATCGTCATTCCGAAAGACCTAATTTCGGAAGCGAAACAATCGGCACAGTTTCAACCGCGTGACGACCAGGAACAACTTTTTGGCGGCAAGGAATACATTTCCCCGGCTAATTTCACTCGGGCCGAGTTGCTGGATCGTCATCCGGAAGCAATCGTTCCGAAGAACAGCAACGAAAAAATCGCCTCAGACATTACGGGTTCCCCGCTCTATCGCAAGTCCGACGATCCGGTTCAGGCGTTCGCGGATAAACTCGCCGCGTTCGCGAAGACGTATGCCGACAACCCGGTTTATCAACTCGGTCTCAAGTGGTATTCGGATTTCGTGCCGGCACTGAAGAAACAATTTGGAAAAGACGCTCCGATGATGGCGGAACTTCTCGCGGCATCGAGCCCGAATGAAACTCCGACACAGAACTTTTTCTATGCGGCGGATGCTCTTCAAGGCTTCCGATCCGGTCGCTTCGACAAAATCATCGACAAATTCAATCAGGGATTCGATTTGATGAAGGATGACAAGTGGCTAGGCTGGTATAACAAGGAATTGAAGGCCGGAAATATCCCGGATGCTCCAGCTACACCGACTCCTGAAGCGTTCATGGCGCACTGGATTTTCAAGCACGGCCTGAAGCCGAAGCAATCGAATGGTGCGCTATACGGTTTTCACGGGAAAGCGATTCTTGAAGTAATGGCTCGAAAATGGATAAACGAAAACAAAGGACCGAAGGTCGCTAACTTCGTGCAGAATCTTCTCGGAACGGGCCACGAAGCGACCATCGACGTATGGGCTGACCGAACAATGCGCCGGCTCGGATATGCCGACACAAAAGATCGTTGGAGAATTTTACCGAAGAATGCTGAGGGTGTAAGTGATGCCGATTTCGAATTCGCGCAGCAAGCTTTTCGTGAGGCCGCGAAGCAACTCGGTATTAAACCGGATGCACTTCAGGGCGGTCTCTGGTTTGCCGAAAAGCAGTTGTGGGCTGATAATGGTTGGGGCCGGCTTGATCTCGGAAGTTACATGAAGGAGATGGAAAATTTGCCATTGATTCAGCAGTCAATTAAGCAACGACTCAAAACCACAGAGTTGAAGAAAAAAGCTGTGCCGATGGAGCAAACTGGATTACAATTCCAACCAATGAACAAATATAGAATAGGGCCTTACGGACGGACGGACACGGTGGTAGAAGCCGAGAACACCGAAAAAGCTTTTAGAAAATACGAACGAGAACGGGGGGTTCGTAAAGGAAGCATTCAATCTAAAGTTTTGACTGTCCGTCCCGTGACTCCGGAAACCGACATCGAAGTTAAACCGAGGAATGTCCGATGAAAGAAAAGATCACAGAACAACAGAAGGCGGCAGCAGTCGCGGCACGAATTACCGGCGACGATCTGACGGATTTCATGGATCGAGTCGCTGAACGATTAACCCTTTATGATAAAGCCGCCGAGGAAAGCGTTGTAGCGCGTCCGGTAAAATCTGACCACTGATTACTATGGCAAAGACAATGATCGACCCGAATGAAGTAGAAGCCGCACCAGCCGCGCCTGAAGAATTCGCACCCGCGCCGATGCCGGAATCAAATCTGCCGGATGAGTTGCTGAATATCCCGGCGATTCAAGGCATCCTCGCCGGAGCACCTCCGGCATTCTCCGCCAAAATCAAGGGTGCCGAGAAGTCCGACCAGGGCAAACTGATTATTAAGCACAAATCCGACCTGGAGGACGCTGGCATTCGTTTTTACCGGTCGTTATCAGGCGACACGGCGGTAATTTTCAACGCGCTTCAACTGAACGGTGAAGACCTGAAGGCGGCTGACAAAGCCGGCAAACTGCTACAGATTGCGCCTCCGTTCGAACAGGTAAACTCTGAGATAGCCAAAATGGGACCAGACCAGCATCCGAGCCTCAATCCGAAGGCCGTTCCTGGCTCCCCTGCGGGGCCTACATCGCCGAATCCGCCTCAATCGGCTCAATTCCCCATGCCGGCTAACTCCGGGGCTGCTACAGCCCGCCTGAAGGCCCAACTGACTAATTTGAAGCCCCAGGCACCTACTGCCGGGGCTCGACCTGGGCAGGGAAGACTACTCAATTCGATTTTGAAGCCAGTGTTATGAAGGGGTCTATCGGTTTCAACGCCTGGGCGTCTTCCCAATTTCTGAATCTTACCGGAACGGGATCGTCTCTCCAGACCGGAGGATGACCGGGAATTTCGTTTAAACGCGGATGAATTATTGGAAACCGTCCGGTTGGAAAATGGAATCCAATTTCGTAGGGCGCATTTTCCCACTCCGGATTTATGATCCAGATGTCTCCTGATTTCTTCCAGACCGGATATTTCCAACACCGATCAAAAGTAATCGCCGGAGGCAACACCACCGTCCCGGCGACGGCGGCTGATAGCGTTTTGAAAAAGCTTCTACGGTTCATACACCTGAAGTTGGAAACCGGTTACGCCCTGCCCCAAAGGAAAAATCCCACCTTCAACGTGAGTGATCCACGGACTGTATTTTTCTAAGGCCCGTGCAACTTCTCCCTGTAACCTACAGGAATCCTTCACCAGAATCCACTCATACTCGCCCATGTAGTCCTCGGGCCTCCAAATGTTGCCCATGCGTTTCCAGCACCGATCAAAAGTAATCGACGGCGGAGCGATGATGACGCCTGCGGCTGCGGTCGCGAGGGATTTGAAAAAGCTTCGGCGGTTCATTTTTGGGAGTCCCTCAGTGCTTTGATTACTTTCTTCACCTCGGATCGAAGCAACGAAATTGATTGCCATTGATTTCCATTAGTGGTCGTGCTAAGAGTTATTTGGCCCACCTCATCCGGGTATTTAGTCGGGGTTACTTCAACCGCGAAGTGTTTTTTCCGATAGGCCAACAACTGCTCTTTAAAATCTGGATTGTTGATATTCATTTTTTGATGATGAGGTGTCCCTTCAACAGTTTCGCGTCGGAGCGGAGATACGGCTTGTAGTATCCACGGTCGAAAAACATATTGAACTCGATCCGGCACCTCGTCACCGATCCGTCATCCGGGTTCACCTTGAACTCTAGGATCGCCCCGCCGATTTCCATTCGTAATCGTTTCTTACGGGCAAAAATTGTCTGGTCCTGGAACCCGGGCAGGCCGATGACATGGACGTTTCGGTCCACCATGTAATTGCTGACGTGATAGTGTCCCTGCACGAGAATCGCCGGCTTCTCTCCGCCCTGGAAAGACTCCACTTGCTTCTGACCGGTATAGCTCCGAGCATACGCGCTTCCTCCACCCGGATGTTGAACTTTGATGATCGCGCTTTTCTTAGCGCCCTTGATTTGAACCTCAACGTCGGATTCAACGTGGCCGATATATTTCAGGTCGGTTCGCTTCCCCATTTCAGCGACGTGCTGAAGATACGCGCCGAAGTTGAATCCTTCCTTCTGCCACCATCCCTCATGATCGTCCCCTGTGATAAAGTGCGTTGTAATGCAGTTTCTCGCGGGGTAATTGTCCACCACATATTGAGCCTGTCCGTCAATGCTGGTATCTTCCACCGATCCACCGTTGATATGCGGGACGTAACCATCGACGATATTCCCCGCGTGCAGCACCGTGGAAATTCCTTCGCGTTTAAACAGGTCGTATTGCGCGTGCAAGCTGTCGAGCCGGCATTCCTTGCAAGCGAGGTGCGTGTCCGAGACCAGACCGAAACGAATCCATTCCCCGCCGTCAATCGACCGAAGCGGAATATATCCGAAATCCGGAGCATCGAGTTTTACGTCATGCTTGAGCTTCGGAGTATTGTCGGGAGAGGATAGCTTATGCTCCACCGATTTCCGGCTGCGTCCCAGGCGATTTCCGATTTCCCGGTAACTTTTTCCCTCGCCCTTTAATTTTTCGGCTTGCGCCAGTTCGTTTGCGCTCCACGGTATTGATTTTGTCATTTTGTTCCTTATTCTCCCGCATGTCCCGCTCCGCCAACCAAGCCAGAAGATGTTCCGGCAATGGTTCCCCTTTAAATAAACTGTCGAAAGACTCCAGCGCGTTTGCCGGTGTGTTGCCGATGCCGACAATTGAGTGCTCGACATCCTCCAGGCTTCCGATGTAGGCAATCCACTCACCCGTTACCGGGAGCTTCAGAAGTGTCGGCTTGTAACAGAAATGCGGCGTGTTGACTTGCCTCGCCGCCTTCGTTTGCTCCAACAAAAATTCGAGGTTCTGGTCATACATCTTTTCGAGTTTGTTTTCGAGCGTCTCCTGCACGTTGAAGTTCCATCGGTCGGTGTCGCTCAAAATATCGTCGAGCTTGTCGCAGACCTTGATGAAAATCGCTTCTGCGCTCGATTTGCACCCGCCGTCAAGTTCCGTCTTTTGATGCGGTTCAACCCCCTGGTTGTAGGTGAGAGAGTGCAACGCGAAGCTTCCGATCTGCACCAGATTTTGAATCTGGTTACTCGTCATAATATCTCTCTGAGGGAAAGGCAGCTTGTCTTTCCTCGGTCGGTTGTCGGGGGATTGTTGTGAGGTGTTGCTCATAGTTTCATCCGTTTAAACGTCTTCATTGCCCACACCCAAATCCAGGCTGCGTCGATGGCGTCATCATTCAGGCCGCTCGGATCATCTGGAAACTCCGCCTGGGCTCTCCAGCTTCCGAGGGCGTATTTTTTCATGGCTTCTTTCGTCGCATGTCCGTTGCCGGTTGCGAAAAGCTTCAGGGTGCCGACCGGAACGCAATCGAAATGTTTCGCATGAGCGCAAAGCCACACCACCGACCGAAGGGCACTCCACAATTGAACTTGGTAGGTGCTGCTGGCGAATTCAACATCTTCAAAAACCACTACATCGAAATCGTGTCCTGCAAGCTTCGATAGTTTTTTGCATAGCCGATCCACCCTCGGATCGTTGGTTCGTCGCTCCCTCGTTTTGCCCCAGGCGGTTATTTCTTTTTTAGTGGCGAGATTCCAGGTGCCGCAAAAGAATTCCGAGTCGATATTATAGGCGTAGCCGGTGTCGGTGCCGAGATCGAGTGCGAGGATATTCATGAAGGCGGAATTTGTTCCACGAATTTCACGATCCGGGTATGATTACCCGGAAGAATGCAATCGTCATCGGAATAGACATGGCCATAATCGATTCCGGAACCTAGATATTCCTTCAAATACACAACCCGGGGCTCAGGTTTCACCCGATATCTTTCGGTCCCGAAGTTCCAACTCGGATCATTGTTCGAGACATCTTCCCAACCGTTTGAAGATGCAGACCAAAATTGAATTATCTTTCCGGCTCGATGCGCCCGAGCTAGTTCAATAATTTCGTCCGTAGGGATATTTCCGAGTCTCATAACAGTTGATCTTTCTTTGGTTCGAGCACCACGCGCAATTTCTTCAACGCGCATGAGTGCAGATTTTGGATGTGTTGCCGGGAGTAGCCGATTCGTTCGCCGATTTCGCCGAAGGAAAATCCAGACTCATACCTGAGTATAAAAATGGCTCGCTCTCGGTCATTCAATACTCGAAATATAGCAGGTCGGAGACCGGCGAGCAACTCTTTAGTTTCGAGATTTGAGGTGTCGATTTCGCAGACTGTCGGCACCAAGGCGTTTCCGTGATCCGGATCAAGCTTTCCGGATTCACCTGGGGTAATGAAATCAATCGGGCAATGTTCCGCCTGCCGCACCACTAATCGGCTTTTGAATTCCTTGCTGATTTGTCCTCTCAAATATTGTTTGCTAAAGGCGAAAAATGTTATCCCGTTCGATTTTCGCCGGCAATAGTTCTTCGCGGCCTGCCGCAACGCAATCCAACACATACTCGTCAACTCGCCGTCGTTCAAGCCGCCTCGGGAACAATGCCGAGCGTAAATGATCGCTTCCGACATATTCGCGAGAGCGAGTTTGTCGAGAGCGCCTTTCGTCCCCTTTCGAATCAGCTTGTGCTCTTCGTCGAGGGTTATTGTTTGTGAAATCCTCATTTTGGAAATATCCAGACTCTCGTTTTACTTTCCCCGGTTTCCGTGTAACATTTAATCACTCCCTCACGCTGGATTAGCTCAAGATACCGGTTTATCTGATCCGGCTTGAATGATTTAATCAATCCGTCGTTCATCGGGTTCGCCTGTAGCAAGCGATAAAGCTGTGTGAATGTCCCGCGCCACTCAGTCGCTTCCGGCGTCATATTGAAGAAGGCACGCAACTCTTCGATCAATATTTCCTTGAGCGGTGCCGCCTTGCTCGTCTGGTGGGTTTGGTCGAGAAGATGCGGATCGTGATAAGCAGCAAAACCATACCGCCCATCGCGAGGGATGTAGTCCGGAACTTTCCAGTTAAGCACGACACGGCCAAACACAGGAAGCTCAACAGCAAGAATTTTTTGCAGTTCATATCGTTCGGGAAATTCGATTTTGGCGGAGGTGCATTTGAAAACGCATGTCTTCTCTGCCGAGTTATTATCGAGGGCGCACAGAATCCGGCTAGAGGTGAAGTCTGTATTTGCTGTTACCAATATACGTCCCATCCACTCAACAGTCACGGGAACGCGGAACTTTTCGTTCACTCGGAATTCCTGGTTTGCCGCCGTTTTTTTCATCATGGCCGAGAATCGGTCATGGGCATTGATCGAGTTGCCGGGAGTTTCATCATCGATTACCCACAAAGGCACATGATAATTCTCCGAGCCAAATGAATCGCCCCGGACAATATAGTCGCTGGCGTCCACGAATCCGCCGACTAGTCGCCCAACAATGTGCCGGCCACAAAATGTCTTACCGCGATTCGGTTCTCCGAGGATAAAAACATTCTGTCCTGGGCGGGGGAGAAGTTCCACTGCGGACCGATAATAATGCTGGAGCCACGCCATGAATCTTTGAAACTGTTCCTCGGTGTCAAAAAGCTGCCGGAGAAATCGGATGATCCAAAGGTCATCGGAATTATGGTCGGCGGGCTGCACTACATTGTTTTTCCAGGTATTCAGCACTTTCCGAGTGTTGTATTCGATGAGCCCCGGCTGGCGGAAAACAAAGGGGGCCGCGCCGACTACCCGGGCATTTTCGTGAAGGTGGAAAAGTGTATCATCGATTTTCTTCTCGGGGATGCCGCAACCTTTCTTGAGGAAAATCTTCATCGCTGAGTCGTTTACGGATTGATAGATGCCGTCTATTTTTCGCCAGTAAGCTTGCCCGTCATGGAAGATGTCGAGTGTCGCCTGGGTGATTGCTTTTTCGTTGATGTCCTTTGTGAATTCTTTGCCGAGGATTTCCGACCACGAATAGAACGGTTTTTCTGCGTGGGCCGAGAAAGTAAGCATCCCGTCTGATTTGACAATCGCAGATAGTGGACTAATGGAAGCGGGTATCCAAAATGATGGGCCTTGTGTATCGAGTTCAAAAGAAGCGGGCCAAGAAAAACCCGGATACCGCTCTCTAATTGCAGGCTCGATGGTGGATAGTGGAATTGTGTTTCCCTCCGCCACTTTGAATTTGAATTTTTTGAGAGCTTCGACATAGAATGCCTGGAGTTTGTTTTCGTCTATTGGGGCTGAATCATGAACAGGTGTCCAAACCGCGCCGTTGCAATAAAGGCGGGTGGGCTCTTCAAAAGCATTCGAATCAAGACCCGGAAGTAGATCGAGATTAAGCCATTTCTTAGCGTGCTGCAAAATCCAAATGGCCAAGTCCGTCGTTTCGACCGGAAGCGGACGAGGGAGTAACCAGAGCAAACGGCAATTACCTCCAAGGGATCGCTCAATCCAGGATGGTTTAATTGACATGGACAGAATGGCTTCCCGAATTCGATCTTCGGGAATTGTGACATCGTAGTCGGCAACGAATCCGTGAATATATTTGGCAGGGTTGTCTTTGTTAATTCGCTGATTGTTGTTGGCGGGCTCAATGGCGGTGTAGAAATTCCAGTCGGTTGATGATGTGCGATACCAGATTTGTCTTTCGGTTTTGTCATGACAGATTTTTTCTGAGGGTTTCGGACTGTTGAATGTCCAGGGTTCGCAAGGCGTGAGCGTCTTGTCGAGGATGTTGTGGGAGTAGAAAAATTTCACTTGAGGTAATGGGGAACTTCCTTTGCTTCGGCTTTCACCGGCAACCCGGCACACCATTCTGGACAAACCGACATGATGCTTTCAACATCGTGTTTGGTGATGTGTTGATCCGTTTCGAGGATCGCCTCGTCGTGGCTGGAAAACAGAACGTCAATTCCGGATGTGTCATGTAGGGTTAATAAGTGCTCTGAAAATACGTCCCGCGCCATTCCCTGATCGACGTTCTCAGTCAGCTTGCCGCCGTAGCTCTCAAATCGACGGTCTCCACGGTCGAACGTAAACACGACTCGAAGCTCCGGCTTGCCGTCCGCATCGGGCTTGAGTCTCCGCTCACACTTGACCTTTTCATAACGTAACACCCGGCCAGAAGGGAGGACAACTCTTAAATCTGAGCCGACACTGCGTTTAAACATGCCATCCAGGTATGCCCACAGCCCGGTTACTTTCGGATTCTGTTCGCGATATTCAGCGACGATCTTTTTGGCCCTCTGACCATAGCCGCTGACTTTTTTGCCGTCCACCTCGATCCACTCCGGATCGTCTGCCGTTAAATCCATCCCGGTATAGTCCTGGGCCATGACGATGAACTTCTCCCATCCGGCCCCATATCCGAGCGCGAGAACCCGGGCTTTCACTTCCGCGTAATAGGTCGAGTCCTTATCGAGAGCAGGCTCGTTGAACCCAAGGGCGGTTCGAGCGTGAGCTTCATAAGGGCTCATGCCGGTTCGAATCAAGTTGAGGGTCTTTTCATCCTTGGCAAGCCAGAGCAAACATCGAGGTTCGATCTGTGATAAATCCGACACAATCATTTTCTTCCCAGGTCGGGGAATAATCAGGTGTCGGAAATCGATGGAATATTTCACCCAGGCCGGAAACGATTTGGTCTCTTTACGAATTTTCAAAGCTCCATCGATTACTTTTTCGTTCGTCTCCATCAGTCCGGATTGATCGCAGAGTATCGGTTTCTTCCGCATGTTCTGCATGTTGATTTTCGCGTCTCCGGACCACCTGCCTGTATGTGCTCCGAAATACTTCAAACCAAATGGCATCGTCCCATCCGAGCGGAGACGTGCCTTGACCGTCAAAAACGATTTGTAGAGTTTGTTGATGCTGCGCCAGGACGATAATGCGACGATCCAGGGATTGCTCTTCCGATACATCGTTTCCCACTCCTCGTAAGCCTCCTCTCCTTCGTGTTCCTTGACGGGCGGGCTTGGAATTCCTGATCGCCGGCACTGCTCTGCTATGCACTTCGTCGATGTCGGTTTAGTGTTGAAGTCCTCCCATGAATCATCGTCGCTGCCGTCATCTTCCATCCAGGGGATTAAGCGTTCGGTCGCCAGTTTCATTTCATGACTTTGGAGGATGTAATCGTTTAAGAGCTTCGTATCGATTTGCACTCCGCGCATACCCTGCTCGATGGTCATATTCGACAAACGCTTTTCTTTCTCTGGCCATTTATCGGAATGATCCGTCCAGAGTTTCCAACACCACCAAGGGTCTTTCCTTGCATAGTCGATCATCGTGGATCGCTGTTCCGGAGTAAAATCTGCCGGCCAATGTTTGCCGTTGGCGTCCTCCCGAGGGTCTTTCGATAATTTGATTTTGTATAGGTGTTCGACCGCATGAGCGAGAGCGCGACGGTTGCAGAGATAAGCTGTGAGATTGGCGCTACAATGCCATTCGAGGTAATTTACTTTTGGTGCCCAACCTCGAAGGACCATTTCATTGTAAACAGTGTTGTCGAAATATCGATTATGGCTAACGAGGATTTTTCCTTCGAGTGACGACCAAATAAAATCTTTCGGGGAGCCCGCCCAACAGGTCGATCCATCGGAGACGCTAATAATATACGGATCGAAAAGTTCGTGCCGGCAATACTGCTCCGCTATCATCGTCTTAACGGAGTATTTTAATTTCTTGCTGAAGAAGGTTTCGAAGTCCAGGCCGATTACGTTATTCAAAATGGATGCCTCTCTTTTTCTTGATGAGATTTCGAATTATTACACTTCTCGCAAAGCAACTGAAGATTGCCGGCCCGATGCTGCGCGTGATAAAAACTCATCCGTGCGGAGGTATCCATCCGATGATGTCGATCTCCGCACGGTGTAATACAATCGAATTCTAGTTTTTCGGTGGCGGGGCATCTAGCGCATTTATCGCCGAGGACAACCCTCAGCTTTGCACGCGCACGGCGAGCCCATTCCTTGTGACGCTTCGCCATTCAGCACGCCCCGCCGTTCCAAGTGTCTTCCGACAACTCCCGTTTCAGGTTTTCGATTTCCACCTGGAGCTTCAGATTAACCTTGTCGAGTCGCTCGATTGCCTCGCACGCGGGGCAACGGTCCGCTTCGAAAAGTATCGGGTAGTGGCCGGCGTGACAGGTTTTCATTCGGCCTCCACAAATCGGATCGCACGAACGTATCTCGCCCCAAAATGAGCACGACCGATATTCTCCGCTTGAAGGTGGGTATCAGCGATAATGTTAGCTAATAAAACATCTCCGTCGATGCTCCGGAATTCAACCACCCATTTTTCCCGGGGTTCCGGCTTGATTCGATAACGGTCGGCGTCGTAACAGAAATCGAGATTCTCTGAAACTTCCCATTTTTCGGTGCAAAGACCTTTCATTTCCACCGGTTTGCCTTCGGCGAAGGCAGTGATGATCGGCAGCATTTGTTTGGCTTTCTCAGGACTCATAGGTTTATTAGTTGATCGGTTAATTCTCGGACGGATTGAAAGAATTTGATGTAGTCTTTCCGCGTTACTACGTTTACCTGTAGTAAAGCACAAGCGGCGACATCGCGCAACTCACGAAATTTAGTCGCTGTTTCGTTGCCGATGTTTGACGATTTCTTCGGGCCGGAGATCGATGTCTCGTTCAGCCGTTTATTCGGGCCAAGATCGCTACATGCCTTCCGAACCGTTGCGGAGACAACCGAATCGAGGGCCGTCAAAAACTCCGGTCCGGATTGGTTGCCGAGGCCCTTCACGAGTTTCTTCACTGACGAGGTTACAATGAATTCGGGTTTGTTCATGGTTTCAGCCATATCTCTTTAATTAGTTTTTTGATGAGTCGAATCGCTTTCGCGTGCTTCCTGTAAAAGCCGATGGATGGTTTTTTACTCATCGGTTTTTTCAGTTGAAGATTTGAATTCAGTGCCGCAGGCACAAGTCGGCAATCCGGTCTCGATCCACTTTTGCGTCGTCCGGATCACGTAGCCGCACTCCGGGCATTCGCACTTCAGCAGCCGAGTCGATTGTTTCTTCGTCGGTGCCATCCCCTTCAATTGACTGTGCGGATAAATGCCGAGCGACTTTTGCCAGCCGAGCATGTCCGACATCAACTTTTCGCCGGCATTGGTGGAAGTAAGTTTTCCCTCCAGGCCAACCGCACGAGCGCACTTGCCGAAAACTTTGTTGTGGCCTTCCTTGTGGCCGACAACGGCGTGAACGACTTCATGCACGAGTGTCGCAATGACTCCCATGTCCGTAGTCATTTCGTCGAGTGCGGGCGAGATAAAAATCTGCGCGGCTTGCTTGTCGGCTGATGCTGTTTTGCTCCAGCATTCGCCGAGCACTCGTTTCTTGTTCGCGAGACCACCACGGACGGGCCACCCACATGCTACCCGCACTTGCGGCACTTTATATCCGGCCTCCACGAACAGCGGCGTCATTTCGCCGACTGCCGCCTGGAGCCACTCTTCCCGAGTTTTGTATTGTTTCATTTTTTATAGAGGTTTTCGTAAAATTTTCCCAACTTTTCAACAGTCATGTTGATGGGTTCCGAGGTTTTTTGCGGGACAAAATTTGCAAGTTCGTATTGAATCTCCGGCCATTGTTTTCGGCAGTCATCGAGGAAAGTCTCTGCTGCTTCGATAGACTGCCCGATATTACAATACCATACTTCGCCAGTTTCCTTGCGCGTGCATCGAATCCAGTAGCATTGACTGGCTGGCGGAATTTGATCCGCCTTCATCGGTTCCTGGTTCATGTTACTTGCTCCCGTGTTCAAGTCCGCGAAAATAGGCTCGCACGGTGGGATACCGACCAGCCTGCAAAAATGACTTCGCAATGTCCACCGACAATTCGGCGATAGCGCGGAGGTTGGCCTTGTAAAGTTTCGAAACCCAATAGCTTTGATCTGCGATTGCGCGAACCTGATCGTAAGCAATCACGCTTAGTTTCGCGGGGTTCTGCTGTTCAGCGATTTTCTTTTCGGCAAACTGCAACCAGTCGATTGCCACCATCGAAGCCACCGCTTCCGCGTATTTTGAATTGTGTTTTTGTTTCATGTTTTTTTTTTTGTGGGTCGTTTATTCGACTTCACTACTTATCGCACCCTATCCAACGAATGTCAAATGTTTTTTTGCCCGTGTAACTGCCACGTAGTAAATGTTTTGCTCCTCGTCGCCTTTATTCTTTTTGAAGGTCGCCGTCAGAATAAACACCCGGTTCCATTCGAGGCCTTTCGCCTTGTGAACGGAACTGAGGACAACAGAAGGCTTTGCGTTGCTGTCGGTATCCTGGAAAAGCGAGTAAATTTTCGATTCAATCTCGGCTACATTCCGAGCCCCCTCGGACACCGCCATCAGCGTATCCACTTGGTCGTTCACCTGGGCGATTTTCGCTTCCGCGTTTTTCGTCGCGCCAAAGCGAGCCCTCTGCTTGGTTCCCCAGGCTTCGAGCTTGCGGATGAAATCCGGCACGCTCTTCGCCCTGAGTTTCCGAACCATTCCGACTAGCTGCGCTCCAATGTCGCGTCCCTCGATCCGAGCCGGCGTTCCACGGCGGAGGAGGTTCAGGCATGCGCTCATGAGCGGAGCGTTGAGGCGGCTGAGGATCGCATCGCCGATCCGAGCATGTTCGAGAACGCTCACCACTTCATCCACCAAGCCCTCGGGAGCACTCGGGGCGGCTTTGTAATCGGTCACAATTTCAGCCGCAATTGCCACCACAGCCTTCGGGCAGCGGTAAGTGGTAGTCAGACCGAAGACCCGGGCTGAAAGACGCTCCTGCATCATCCTCATGCCATTTTGAGCCGCTCCACGAAACGCATAGATTGCCTGCCGGTCGTCGCCCACGATGCAAATCCGACCGCCCGGTTCACAGCTTCGAATCGCCATTTCGAGTTGCGGGAGATTCATATCCTGGCTCTCATCCACCACCACGAGGCCGAAACGAGGGAAAACCCAATTCTTCACCACCGGCAACCAGACCATATCGTTGAAGCTGATTCGGCCCTCGTTGTCGCGTTCCTTGGCGGCTTCCAGGGCGTCGAAGGCCACTTTCGCGAGCTTCGCCACGGTCCAGCCGCCATCCGCTTCGGCCTCTGCTGCTGAGAAAATCCCCCGGTCGTTCGCGATGTCGATAAGTTGTTCGACGGTAGGGTTGAGGAGAAGGTTTTTCGCGAAGCCGACGATCCGTTCCACGCAACCAAGGACTTCCTCCGGGATATTCGGGCTAACCGCTTCGATCCGAGCCGCTTCCACCGAGGCGTCCGGCTTCACACCGGGCCAAACTTGCGTGATGTAGAAAAAACCGAGGCTATGCAACGTCTTGATCTCCACGCGCTTGTCGGAGATTTTCTCTTCGGCTTCGATCTGGTTTTTCTTGTTGAAGACCGCGTAAAGGAGCTTCGTGATGTGGCTCGGAACGAAGGTGAAAGCCTGCTTAATGGTCGTCGTTTTGCCAGTGCCGGCCCGGGCTTGGACGACCGCATTGCCAGTGCCCGACGCGAACCATTGAAAAATCTCTTCCTGCTCTGCGGACCAAAAAACGGTGGGAATAGAAGGGATCGAACCTTCAACACCCGCGCTCAAACTATCAGTGCCAGTCGAGGCACCCGAGACGTTTGACGACTGCGCGGGCACGGAGCCATCCACTCCCGACAGTGACGGAACTTGGGCTTGTTCTTGAGGGTTGGTGGGATTGGTCGTCTCGTCAGACGTAGCGCCATTACCCCACAAGCAAATTTCCCAAGTTCCGTCACGGTCGTTTTTACTGCAAGAAACACCCTCATTTTTCAAGGTGTTCTTACTCGATCTCCAGGCATTCCAAAAAGCCGGTGTCGGCGCTGCGGTTCGGAGCGTCCGGATTCCCACTCGGGTATTCACGGTTTTCGGCTCGCTCCAGTTCAGTTGAATTGTTTCAATCACGGGAGCACTATCGCAGAGGATCGCCGGCACGTCAACAACTGTTTAAACATTTTAGCGGGCCTGATGGTTAGTATCAGACCCGCTAATTACTGAATCTCGAACCCAAATTATTTCCGGTCTCTCCCGGAAGTCACGTTGCATGGTTTTCCGCAATTCCCTGACGTTAGTATTTTCCGCCTCACGGTATGGCTTTCAACGTTTAGCCGCTAGGATGTTTTCAGATGCCGACGACCTTGTGGATGAACCCCATCAGGTCAGTGTCAGTAACGGCCTTGACTGCGAGGACCGGAACCGGTGCCTCGAATTTTCCCGTGTCTGTCTTGAAGGATTTCATCCTCGTTGAAAGACTCCAGGTGCGGGAAAAATACCCGTCCTGAAGGCACCCGAGCCGGCGCTGATAGTTGAAGGTGTTTTTCATGGCCTCCGTGTAAACAGAGCCCTTGCAGTTCCAGTATCCGACAGTCATCTTCCGACTGCCGACCGTGAATCCGAAAACCGCGCCGTCATCCTGGACGTGTGCCGGCTTTTCAATCGCCAGCAAAAGTTCCGTCATCGGCTCGAACCGGCGCATGCCCTCCGCTTTCTTGAGTTTCCACTCGTTGTAATCGAGCGTGCCGCCGACTGCGCGGACCGCATCCTCGGTGTCCACGATCTCTCCGCCGACTTGACCGGCGAGTTTTTCCTGGAACTTCAGCCACACGATGCCGATCACGCAGATAACGACAGGCGGCAATTGCGCCCGAGTGATGACGCCCTGCTTCTGATCGATTTCAGCCGGCGAATACAGAATGGTTTCCTTGCCGAAAACGATGCTGCCCGGGGTAAAGTTCTTCCCAAGTTCTCCGACGCTGTAGGTGAGGTTCAGGCGAGGGAGGTTGATGTCCTTGAACCCTGGCAGGTAGTCACCGAGCTTGAAAGCATCCTTTGTCGCCGGCACGCCGGGAGAAGAAGACGCAACGGTTGTGGTGGTTTCGACTTTCACATCCGCTACCGGAGTGCTCACAGTCTTTGTTTCAACATCGATCACCGGAGCCGGTGACGATCCGCTATCATTTCCGAATTTGACTTCAGGCATTTTAGTTTTGTGTTTAGTGTTTAACCGACATTGGTGGACACTCCTAGTGTTAGCTAGGAAGGACTCCAGCCCTAACAGGCCCCGTCCTCACATTTGGTGATGTCCGACAGTTTACCATCCGACTCGATTTGGCGAACCATTCTCCGCCGTCCGCGTTGACTCCGTGGTGAACGAAGTAATGCGTGTCGGTTTCCCGGAGGACTTCCCCGGTGAAGACCACATCGAATTCTCCGCGATTGATTTCGACTCGTGTTTTCATAGATTGTTCGCTTCATTTTGGATGTAAGCGCAAAGCCTTTCCAGGTTCGCGCCGATATTCGCGATGACCCGCCCGCCCCGATCCGTTTGCGTAATCGGCCTGGGTGTTTCCCAAAGACGTTTCGAAAACTCCAAAATCTTTTCCTTGTCCGGGGCGAGCGCGGCTTTCTCTTCCGCCAATCGCACGGCGAGTTGTTCGGCGGCGAGTTTATCCCTCGCAGCCTTCGCTTCGCGTTCCAGCTTGGCGACCGCTTCGTTCGCTTTCGCGACGAGGGCCAGCTTTTCAGCTTTGAGTCGATTCGCTTCTGCTTCTAATTTCGCCTGGGCCGATTTGCGTTCGTCCGCAAGTTGTTTCTCAAGTCGATCCCGGGCGATTTCAGCGGCTTTGCGAGCGGCTTCCCGTTCGGCGGCTTCTTTCTTCAATCGTTCGTTCTCCGCACGCTGCGCTTCGATTCGATCTGCTTCCGCTTTACGGACGGCTTCCGCCGCTTCGCACTCCAGTCTCAATCGTTCGAGTTTCGCGGTATGGGTAGCGATTGAATCCTTCAACAAGCCGGAATATTCAGCATCGGTCAAATCCGCTAAATCGATAATGACAGGGGCGGAGAGATACGGACCAAGTTCAGTGGTCCGCGATTGACGGACCTCGATTCGAATTCGTTCGGTTTCCCGTTCCGCAAAAGTTTCCTGCAACAACAACCGCTCTTCGAGTGGTTCGAGTATGCGAAGCAATTCGTTTTTGCCGGCGTCGATCTTCCGGCTCTCCTCCAGAACGCTTTCCTTCAATTCCCGATGCTTGTGCGTAATTGCAACGCGAAGGTTTTTGATGGTGAGCCGAGTCGCCCGGGCGAGTTTCATTTCGGCGACTTGAGAGACATCTGTTACGGTAAGGGTTTCCGCCGTGGTTTTCAACTTCTCCGCCTGGGACTTGAAGTCGTCCCAAACGATCAATTGTTTCATCCGTTCTCCGGGTAGTGAGTTTACAATTTCAACTTCCATATTATTCTTTCGTTTTCTCCGCCTGCAAAAATACTGCTGGCGAGCCTCGTTCTACTACATTCGCGGCCTCCAGACAACTCTTGAATTCTTGGATCGCATGTTTTTTACTGCCGCGAGGTGCCTTCGCTCCGATTGAGTCCTCAATCGCGCCAATGCTCACGTCGAGCGCCTGGGCGTATTCTTCCTCCGTCAAATACCGCAATGCCTCGCGCTTGAATCCGGCCATATCGGTAACTGCGCGGCTTCCGTCCCGTTGTTGCAGGCGGTATCCTTCAGGAAGCGGAGCACCACGAAGAACCCTCTCCGCCGTAACCTTCCGGAACGCTTCCGACCAGACTTTCATTACCTGGGCGAGTTGCATCCCGAGACCGGTATTCGCCGGGTCTTGAACCATACTCGGAGTCACTGAAGCCGGGATTTTAAGTGGGGCGAATTTGTTTCCGACAGTGCAAGCGAATTTGGTAACAGCGGGACAGATGCCCGTATGTTTGCAAAAAAGACAGTTCGGAATAGTCGGATTTGCAGATGAAAAATCTGCTTTAGCCCGGGCCATTCTCGCCCGTTCAACGACAACCGAAACCCGAAGGAGTAGCGACAGAATTTCGGAACGGTGGAAAACGTGATCGTCAAGAAAACCGATTGCTGGCTGCTTGATCCAGAAGCGAACCGATTCGAGCTTCGGAAATTTTTTGAATAGACCCAAAACATAAGCGATTGCCTGGAGGTTGTTTTTGACTTTCTCGACCGACCACACACCAAATTTCCAATCGAAGGCTTCACAGTAAGTGCCAGCATGAGAGAAAAACGCCCGGTCGAAATATCCTGCGGTCGTTGATTGAATCTTCAAAAGAATCGAGCCGAGACCAACTTTGATTTCGTCTTCGAATTCCAGGTCGTCAATCGGGAGGTAAGTCTCGGTCAATTCGAGAATCTCCGGATACGATCTGTGATCCGGAAGTTCAGAAATCATCGCATGCGCCCGCGCATCGACCGCCAACTGTTTTCGCTCTTCGTAAAAATCCAGGCACTCAGCCGCCATCAAAGCGTCATCATCGCTGAGGGACTCATCGTCCATTCTGTCCTCAGTAACCTTGTGCATTTTGGTGCCGGCAATGGCCCGAATATGGCTCTCGTCTCTTCCTTCATAGCACGGACAGGCTTCGAGACTTTGTAAGGTGGAGGGAGAGTAAGGATGGTGAACGCGATCCTCTTGCTTCGGTCGTTGTTCATTTATCAGAGTTTGTTCTTTCAACGCTTGTTCGAGATTCATTGGCCTTTTCCTCCCTCGTCGCCGACGATGGTTTTCTTGAACATCACCCGGGCTGCGGTGTGCCAGATGACGATCCCTTCGGGCTGCATGAATCCAGGAGACGCCACGCTACCTTTCTCCGCTAGTTCCTGAAGTGTCCAGGCAACATTACCGGTTGTGAAAAGTCCTCGATACAGTGTCGGAACTACAAGGCAACACTCGGGCGGCTTTTCCTTCCCATCCGGACCCCATCGGTCCACATTGAAAAGTGAAAAGTGTTTTTCCGTCAAACCGTAGCGACGTTGAATTCCTCCGCCCCACCATTCGCCGAAGTGCCGTCCCTGTCCGAGTTTCACCAATTCTTCCGCGTTGGACTGCACCCATTTCGCGAATCCGTAATTATCGTTGTCCGGAGTGATCCAACGGGTGCGACTGCCTGCGGCAATCCAGGGACCGTTCGAACCGACGCGAACCAAAGGAATGTCATTTGGATTTGCCACCTCGTCGAGAACTTCAGTGATGAAAATCTGTGCGTTAGTGCCGTCGATCTTTTCGGTGATAACACACTCGCGGCTGAGACGCGCCATTTTCGGAAACGTTTCAAAGGTGCTATTCATGATTCATAATTTCCTTCAGGCGTTGCTGGAGTTTCCAGAGGGCAATCGTTTCGATTTGTCGAAGTCGAGTGGTGGACACGCCGATCATCGCGGCGACTTCCACCGGGGATTTTATCGGGGTGAGTTTATCCGCAATCGCTGCGCCGATACGCATGCGTTCCCGATTCTCGGGATTCATTGTCATACTAACCTTTCGTGTTTTGACCGGGCTTTATTACCCAGGTCGTTTCATTACCGCTTTTCGAAGATTCTTTCGCTTTGCACCGGTTGGCTTCCATCCGTGTTCGACCGCGTTCAGGAGCCGCTCTTGTGCAGCCGCCTTTTCAGGGGTCGTCGATTTCGCCTTGACGCCGTTCGGGGTCGATACTCTCACTCTCGACTTGCTGATTTTGCGAATGGTTACTGGCATATTGAAATAGTGTCAGAAAATTATTACTTCGACAACTTGTATTCTTTCGGCCTCGGATGATGGTGAACACACCCGAAAAGAGGACCGGTGGCAAAACAGCCGGAATTAAAAGGTTCCCCATCCACCACGGCGAAACCATGCTCCGGGGCTGGATAACCAATTGGGTCGAGCTTCGGGCATCCGCACTTCTTGAAATTGGAAATTTCTCCGCACCTCTCCCCCCAATAGATACAAGTATTACAAGTGTTCATTTGAGGATTCGGTAATGAGTGAACCGGATTCCGCAATGCCAGCAATATTTTACCGGATAGTCTCCAGGGAATATTCCCGCTTCAAATTGAACGATCATCGTTAGCGGAGTGTAAGCGACTGGAAGAGTTTTGCCACATACCCCGCAATCGAATCTATAAATCCCGTCGCTGAGGTGTTGCCCCTGGATCAGCACTGCCGGATAAATTGTCCGAAATTCCGTCTGGTTGTGATGCCACGCGAGGACGTTTTTCGCCGCGCATGCAACCCCGCCCTCTCCGGATTCAATCAGGAGAGCCAGCATTTCTTGAAATTTTTCCGAGGTAATGTCGATGTCTGAGGCGTCGATTTTCATTTTAGTTTGAGGTTTCCCGGCATCAAGTCCGAGTCCATGATCGCTGAGTGGTTGTCGAGCTTCCGGCGCAACGCCCTAAACATATCGATCTCCACCGTGCCGGCAGCGAACGGAACCCGGTAGTGCGATTTGCTTTTACCGCCATCCCGAGGGAAACGCCCGAGGACTTGTGTGAAGGTTGCCGCCGACCACGGAGGACAGACTAAACCCCATCGCGGATGTTTTCCCTCAATGTCCTGTAGGCCGATATTGACTCCCCCGACTTCGGAGTTGAGGACCAGGGCACGACATTCGTTTCTCTGAAACGACGCAATGATCTCATCGCGTTTTTTACCTGTAATGGTGCCATCAATAAAAGGGCAGTGAAGTGCCCCGGATAGTTCCTCAATAGATTGTCGAAAGTTACAAAAAATTCCGACGTTGAAATTTTGCTCCATTCGGTCTCTAGCAAGTTCAACGAGTGTTGGAACTTTGAGGATTTCGATTGCCTGTCTCGCGTGGAGGATTTGCGTGATGTTGATTTCATGTTCGATTGATCTGTATATCTCAGCGATTTCTTCGGTTGTCGTAAAGTCGATTAACTGCGCCTGAACGTCCACTTCGGGGAAATTCGGGATTTGGTCTGTGGTAACTCGAATGCCTCGTGCCGGAAAAATTTGCGAACCGATCTCCAACATCGTCTGCTTTTGCTTTTCGTCGGACACCCACCATTTCCAGGCGTGAAAAGTCTTGTCGAACGTCGCGCCGTGTTCAGCGAGCCATCCGGAAAAGACCTTACGCTTTGCTCCTTTTGTGTTCGATTCAACCAGTCCGCGAATGTCGAGGCAGTGCAGGTCGAGCGAGTAGCCGAGAGCCCGAAGTTGAAGTATCGTCTGCGCTGGAGTAGCGGATAGCATGAGGTGTTTTATACCCTGTCGTTTGGCGGCAACGAGCAACTCGGAGTTGAGGGAGTCGAGTCCTCCGCACTTGTGAACTTCGTCGAAAATAATAAAGCGCACGGCTGAGTGGAATTTGAAATCGCCGTAGGGAACATCTTTGGTCCGAGTGCTAACACAGTGTATCCCCGAGGCGTTAACAGGGCAAAGCTGCTGTTGCAAATCCTCCGGGCTCGAATACTTTCGCTGACAGAATTCACAAACGTAAATAGTGGGTCTCCCGGCGTCGAGCGCAGCTTGATTAGACCAAGAACCGAATGGAGTGTGTCCAAGTCGAAGTCGTTCATAATTGATTATTGAGAGGGTTTCGCCGAAGTGTTCGCAAACAACTTTCCATCCTGATATAGCAATCTTCGGCACAACGGCGACAGTCGGCAATTGTAAAGCTTGAGCGATTGCAACAGCAAGGTAAGTCTTGCCTGTGCCTGTGTCCGAGCCATCGATTGCTGAGTCATGCGCTTGTAATATCCTGGCGAGTTGATTCGCCTTCGGCACCTGCCAAGGTTTCAGTTTGTTGGTGGTAATCATTCATCATCCAACATGCACTCTTATCGCGAACCCGCCGTAATAGCCGTTGTGTTCGTTGTGGCTCGCCATTTGAAAAACGCCTTTGTCGGTGGTGATGTCGAGGAACTGAACTTCATGTTCGTCCCCACGGCATTCAATATTCGGAGCGTCTTTGATTTCCGCGCCGAGGAGTTTCGCGCCGATGAATGCCGACAAGTCGTCGTCGGTCCGCATGTATCGATGCTCACAGCACGACTGGCCGTCATCGGAGAAATAAATCTTCGATCCGTCGCTGAATTCGAAATGAAGGTAATTGGTCTCCGTATCCAGGCGTAAGCCAGTTATGGTTTTGCCGAGGGCACCAGTAAACGCGGCAACTGAGTCCGCGTTGCCGCCGAGTTGGGCTATCATTACGCCGAGTCCAGGATTGCTATTGCTCATGATTTGGTTTGTGGCTTAAAGACGTAATCACCTTCATTCGCGCCGAAAGACATTTCAATTCCGACACGGATTAACATTTCGGCGCGGGTGATAATTAAAACCTTCGTCGAGGGCATCGGCATCCAGCCAAAAACAGAACCACACCACACGTCTCCATTGCTGTTATAGAGATACCCTTGTTGTATTGCGTTTCTCATATTTTATTCAGAGTCTTTATTGACCGTGACGAACCCTACCAAATTGCCGACATTTTGCAACAACTAGGGCCGGGTGTATTCCTTAGTGGTCTCAGGAGTCCCGGCCAGAAAAGTGATGTGAGGTGCCCACGGAAAACCGGGCCGAAGGTTCACCGGGCAAAAAGCTATGTCGCGCTTGCCCCACAATTGACGCGCACGAGCTTTTGATACCCGGGTAAAGGTGGTTGCACCGGACTTGATAACAAAGTGCCTCATAAACGATTTAGCTGAGTTTGGTCTGGTTGCGGAAGTAGTAAATCGCGAGGGCGAGCTTCGCGTTTTCGAGCTTCGACTCCAATTCGTTCACCACTGCGCGGAGTGCGGACCCATCAGCTTCGATGGTGGAATCAAGCGGGACGTATCTCCCGTTTAAGTCAAACGATTTGGTCGGGGTTTCATAGCCCGACCAAATTCCTATAGTGCTGCCCCGGCTGCGTCGATCAGGAGCACCAGACTTTGTGATTTCCGAGTGGGTGAAAAACTTCTTTCCATCGACTACGGCAGGCGTGATAATTTCCCCGGTGTAGATGTTTACGATTTGCGTGATGTTCATTTTTCGGTTTTTTCTGGTCTGCCTTTATTGGCTGACCGTGCATATAACATATCAGAAAGGACGCACTCTGCAACAAGTATTTTCAACTTTCACTAACTCTTTGGTATTTCGGGAGTTGCGTCCGGATTGTCGAGAAAAGCGACGATCATCAACAGCACGTTTGAGTTCATTGCCAGGGCGAGAAGGAGTATCTGAAACCAGTCGAGTGTCGCCCAGGTTGCGGCAGTGAAGCCGACTGTTTTCACCAGAAATATGTTGGTCGCTGCCCACAGGCCATACAAAACCATCCGTGCGATTTTTCGAGGTGTCATCGCTTGAGGGTTCGCGCAGAGATTACCGGCGAGTATGCGCTGAGTGTGCCGGCAGCATTTTGAGATTGCACGCGGAAAAAATACGTTCGGTCCCGGCGCAGTCCGGTGTTCGAGTAATAGGAATTGGAAGTGGTCGCAACATATTTGTTGTCTCGCTCCACACGGACCGTCACGGCCTCGGGCGGGGCGTCCCACCTGATGTCTATCCTGCTCGCGCTGATAACCGTTGCTCGGAGGTTCGTCGGCGCAGCCGGCACTGTAGGCACCGCTACAGTAAACGCGGTATCCGGTCCATCCGTCCAGAGGCCGGAAGCGTTCTGAACGGCGAGGTGGCACCTCCACTGCCCGGCAGGAGCGTCAGCCGGAACAATCCAGGTTCCGGTGAAGTTCACGGTCTGTCCAGGCTGCACGCTGACATTGATTACCTCCGGAGAAAAGTCGTCGAACGGTCCTCCGGTATTTGTCGCTCCAGGACGCCGAGCGGTGATAACGGATTTCGCCGCGATGAAAACCGTGGTGGTGTCGTTCTTGAGGGTCGCGTTTGCGGTGATAGTCTGCCCTCGATTAAAAATGGTCGAATTCAGGACAGGAACACTCAAGACGATATTCCCGGACGCGGGCGGTGGCGGAGAATACGCGAGGACGTTGCTCTGCGGGGATTCGCCGGCTGAATTGAAGGCCGTCACGTAATACTGATATTGATTCGGATTCGAGACGGAGACCGTCACGGGTGGCGACGTTGGCGAAACTACCACGGCAAACGGAGCGGAATTGACGGCCTGATAAAGCCGGTAGCCGTCCGCGTTCGACACGGTGTCCCAAGTGAGCGTGAGGCTATCCGACTGTGCGACGAAGCTGCACAGGCCGGCCAGTAGTGCGATTAGTTGCTTTTTCATTATGCGTTGGTTAGTTGATGGTAACGTGAGAGAAAAGTGTGTTCGACAGAATCGAAATCGAATCGTCGGTAATCCGACATGAGTTTGAAATCCCAATGCCATTTTACCGGAGGAATAACACGCGGAACGTCACCGGGATGGTCTGGAAAAAAATACTCGTGCTCCAGGAAAAGTGCCGCTGCGTCCGCTTGCTTGACTTGCTCGTGAAACGGAAATTCAAAGTTGAGGGCGTCAGCGATTGTTTTCATTAGCCGGTGTTCGATGATTTGATATTCCGGCATGTCGTTTTTTACCGGTTTCGCGATGTCGGAGAGTCCGAGTCCTTCACTCGCATCGTGCAGTAGTGCAGCCCGCGCATGCTCGGGTTCCACCATAAAAGAAACGTGGATCGAGTGAAGACCGACTGAATAAAATCCTGGGAGGTGCCCATTCCATCGGCAGAGTCGAGAAAGTGTGTGGGCTATGTCTTCGATCCGAATGTCCGAGGGTTCTGCATCGAGGGGGTAAAATGGATCACCTGAAAATGTTCTAATGTATTCGCTCATGGTTTATTTTTAGCCTACACGTCCTCCGGTGTGCTCACAACTTCTATTCGGAGGATTTGAAAAGTCGTTTTTCGATACTGTCTCTCACGAGGTTTCAACACCTTGTCCCGATACCAAAGAGCGCCATCGAGGGTTTGATGGTCCGACCCCACAATAAAAGGTTTTTCATCTTTGTTTGTGGCCTCAACTTGCCAGTATGTTCGAACGATCATAAAAAGTTGCCGGTTACGTCTCCGGCTCCCGCCGTTGATAGACGGGACGATTTAATATTTGCCGCGTATCGTTAGCGTGCCCACGGCTATGTTTTTCTGTTGAATCGGCGACATCTTTTACCCGATGCCGATAGCCCGATCCCTTCACCGGCTGATTTGTCCCGGTTATCGACCGGAGCCGGTTCGAAATTGCGTGCCGTCCCTCTCTTAGAAATCACTTCCGTTGTCTCCGTTCCAGGAGTGCCGTAATTGCGAGAGCTACTCCGGCGAACGCCAGGATGCCTCCAAGGAAAACCACCACCAGCCCGAGGCTAATCCAAAGCGGAGACAGCACCCACCACCAGGACCAGTCGATTACGTGACAAAGTTTCAGGGTGATAAAAACGATGGTGAGAAGTCCTCCGAAACTGATTCCTCCGCTTGACGCTTGTGTTTTTGTGTCGCTCATAGTTTTGCTGTTACGATTCCGGTTTGTGATTGATACTTTCCTTTTTTGTCCGCGTAACTGACATCGCAGCCGCCAGCGTCACCTCGGAAGAAAAGCACCTGGGCGATGCCTTCGTTAGCGTAGATTTTCGCCGGCAATGGAGTTGTGTTTGAAATCTCCAGGGTGACGAAGCCTTCCCACTCGGGCTCGAAGGGTGTCACGTTGACGATGATCCCGCACCGGGCGTATGTCGATTTGCCGAGGCATACCGTAATCAGGTCGCGAGGAATTCGAAAATACTCCACACTCACGCCGAGGGCGAAACTGTTCGGCGGGATGATTACGTATTCTTCCGTCTGCACGGTAACGAATGCCTCGTCCTTGAAAGCCTTCGGATCGACAAGGGTGCCGTGGACGTTGGTGAAAATCTTAAACTCATTCCCGATGCGGATGTCATATCCGTAGCTGCTCAAACCGTAGGATATTTTCCCGTCGCGCACTTGATGATCCACGAAGGGGTCAATCATCGGCTTAAAGTTGCCGGAGGTAAAACATCGGGCGGTTATTTGATGGTCGGCGAGGACGCTCATACGCTCATGTCTTCGTGTTTTTCTTGTGTGCGATTGAATCGACGACCGGGATGGTGACTCGTTCGCCCTTTTCGTTGATGAATTCTCCGGCCTCCTGGTTGCCTTCACCGGGCCAGAACGGATTCTGGCCGAGTGAATCTTCCGGGCGACCTTCGATTTTGTTTCCTGGTTTTTTCTTTCTGCTCATATTTTTAGAACGGGTTGTCATCGGGTTTCTTTCGAAAATAAATGAAAAGGTCTCCGGTATCGTCGGTGGTTAAAACTGTGTCCCAACCAAGTAAGCCGGCTGTTGCAACGCGCTCCCGCAAGGACTTCAATTCCCACCCGTTGCTGAGTTTGTCCTTCGGGTATCTCCACAAGAGTCTGGTGCGCGGAAACTCCACGGAGTATGCCCACGCCTGGGCTCGGGCGAGAAGTTTTGTGTATGGGTTCATTGTGCGATCCTGGTAAATTCTTCGAGTGTGTAAATCCGGTTGCTCGGAGACGGGACACTCGGGTCCGACCAGATGACTCGAAGTTTGTTGCCGGCGCGTTGTGCCGATAGTTTTTTCGTGAGGTCCGCGTCGAGGGAGTGGGCGAGTTTCTCCGACATATCGCGAAGCTCCGGCGACTCTGGCGTGAGCTTGCGCTGCGCGAGTCGGGCGGTCCACGATACAGGCGAACAGAGAATATGCCAGTGTTCGAAACCGCCAGCAGTGAGAGATTTGTATTCGTTCGCGAATCGGCAGTTGGTGACGGCGACACGCGCCGGCCCGAGGCCGAGGGACCGGTGGAATACCGACTTCACCCAAATGTCCTGATCGAGTCCGAAAAGTCCGAAGTCGGTTCCGGTGTTAACCAGGATTTTCTGGTTCGCCAGGGATCGAACCATCAGGCAAAACATTGCCCGCTCGGGAGTAAGTGGATACTGCTCGTTGATTTCGTTGCGTCCCCACTGGCCGATTGTCTGGAGGGTTTTTCGAATGCCGGGGAGCGCCTTGTTGTCGGCGTCGATCCGAGTATTAAAAAGGTATTCCGCTAACACATACATCGGGTCCGCGAATCCGAGGACTGTCGCGCCGATACTTTTGGCGACGAAATCCTTGCCGGCGCAAAGCTTGCCGGTGAAGAAAATTTTCCGTGCAACTGAGGCGTGTGTTGAACTGGTCGCTGGAGGATTAGCGGTGGGAGTAGTTGCCTCAGCTTGCACGGTGGAAGTTAGTTGTGTGATCCTACCGACAACCGGCGCGGAGGCCGGCATCGGATCGGCGAAAATCGTTGCGCCGTGACGATCCGTTTGTTGTTTAAACGTGTCAGCGATTTCTTGTTTGCCCTCGGGCGGCACAACTGCACCGGTAACTTCGGGGTTATTCACGAAGTCAACCAGTCCGCGCAACGTGGCGGCGTCGGTGCCCATGTTGGATTTGTCTAGGGGCTTCTTCAAGGTCGTATCGGTAAGTTCATTCATAAAAATTCCATGCTGATCGTATCACCACAAAACACCCAATTTTTTCCACGGCAGTATTCACGAAAAAGTCCCTGCTCGCGCCAGGAACGATACTCAAAACCGGTTCGGCGCACAACTTCTGTTGCGAATCTTTTATCTCTCTCGCACAGAAAGGATAGGTTCGTTACGGGAGAAAAGCCGGAGGCGGCTGGTTCGCTCTGCAACTCTCGGGCGGATTTCGGTTGGTTGTTCACGAGCTATGTATCGCCAGTATGCCGCCTGGAAGGAATGCCATTCAGACACATGAGCGGTTGTCGGTAGTTTGTTCTTCATAAAGTTTCCTCAATCCGCGACGGAGCTTCGCGAGGGCCTCTTGCTCGATCTGCACGACACGTTGGCGGCTGAGCCCGAGGATGTCGGCGACTTGCTGGTGTGTTCGAAGTTCATAAGGTAGCATCGGATTTTTCACTGATCTAGCGGCTTTATCCGGTCGGTGCCGGATTCGGTATATTTCATTATCGTCCATTGTCGTTCTTGTTGAAAAGTCCGATGATGAAAGCCACGAGACCGATAAGCAAAATGAAAAATATGGCTGTCACATTAGCATCCCCTGCATCCGTCGTCGATGTCCTCGGGCGCTTCCGGCTCAGGCCGAGCCATATCCGGATGATCCCACTCGTGCCGAAGATTCGTCACGGTGCCTGGATAAAGGACCATCCAAAATCGTTTGCCTGGAGTGACGCCGTGATCGAGAAAAGGATCGACCACTCCGATAGGCTGGATCATTTCCGGACACGCGATGACTCTCTCAATGCAGCCGGGAGCGAGAATAACTTTCTGCCCCGGTAAAAGTTTCTCGTCTGAGAAAACTGGCGCGATTGCGACGTGAACGGCATCGCGTTGGATGTCATCGTAAGACCGCAGCAATTCTCCGAGCTTAGGTGAGTGTTTCGACATAAGGTGCTCCGAAAATCTGGTGTTCCGGGGAGGCGAGGTGGGCCTGATAGTTTTTGATGTTCTCTTCGCGACGGCGGATTTCCCGAGTTGCCGCCGTTTGAATGGTGATGAGCGGGTAAATCACTTCCTTCGTGAAGTTCTCGCGGATGAAATCCACCTGAATTTTCCTGAGTTGCGTCGATGCCATCCGGAAACGGCGAACGGATCGCCTGAGTGCCCGGTGAACCCGGTCGATGGGGGTGTGAGTGAACATCGTTTCAATCCGTTGGCCGAGCGACTTCGGCTGCTGTTCGCTGATCCAGTGTGTTTCCCGGCTCCGCATCAGGTTCCGGCGAAAAGTCCCGGTCATCCGAAGCTTCGGATTCGTTAGCTGCTCCGTCGCTGTTGACGCCGGTATCGTGTCCCTGTCTAGTTTTTGCATAACATTTATTCCTTCGTTTTAGTTCGTCTGTCAGTGGCAGAATCATTCCGCACCGGCAGACAAAATTCTTCGGATCGGCTGCTCGTGTCAGCCATATTGGTTCGATCTGTTCCACTTCGTTGTCTCCCATATCTAGTGACGCAATTTCGAGTCGCGTGCTGCTCTCCGCAACCACGGCAAGGTTGCTGATTGCGGAGGGCTTTCCAGTTGATTTTCCTCAGTTGCATTATTGGTGAGAGTCGGAGACTTCATCATACATCGAGGGGATAAAAACCTCGGGCGTTTCATTGAAACGCCAATTAGGTATGATGTTCGCCCAGGACCAATTCTCCGCACCGTCAACATGGAGGAAAAATCCAGGTTTTTCTTTCGGCATTTCCGGATGATTGAGCGACAGCAAAAGCTTCTCGATCTCCGCCGCGATGTGTTGTTTTTCTGAGGTGCTGAACATATTATTTTGAGGGTGCGCGGCAGATTGCTACGCCGTGCCCGGTTGAAACGATGATGTAGGTGCTGCCGTCAATTTCGACTTTGCTTACTGTCAGGGACGAGGAAAATGTTTGCGACTGAGCCACGACCCGAATTTGCGCGTATTCCTCCGGCAGCTTCACGTCCGATTGAGGCGTGCAGCCGGCAGCGAGTGCCGCGATTAGTGCGAGGATTTTGATTTTCGTCATACGAATTGAGTGGATACTACAGTGATGGTGACGGCGACACAACTTTGATTGAGACCGTCGCGGATAAATTTCGCGAGGCCGAGGATTTCGTGGGTTTTGTTGTCGGTGGTGAGAATCGACAAAATCCTCCCATCCTCACGGATGATGATCTTGTTCGGATCGACCCATCCGCCTCGGGTGTCGATCCAAGTGTAACCTCCGAAAAGCTCGCAGGCGAGTTTTTCGATTTGCTCTCGGAGCGACCACATTTCGTGCGTGGTCGTGTCGAGCAGATCGTTGTTCCTGTCGCGCTCGATGCCGAAGGTGATTTCAGCTTTGATGGATTGGCTCATATTAAAAGGTCCAGTCGTCGCCGGCGATTGTCGGCATTCGATTCGCTTCTCGCACGTTGGCGGAAAAGTTCCACCAGTCTTCGATGGCGCGTTTGGCGACGGCAAGATGAGTGAGATACTTCCGGCTATCGATGACGGTAGCATCATAATACGGGTTCAGGAAGAATTCCCGAAATTGTTTGATGGCGGCGATTTTTTTGTCGGGCCGGATGTTTCCCAGGTGAGTAACGAACGGTGCCATTGCCTCGAAAAATCGGGCGACATCCGGATCGAGTGCCGAGGGGCTGATGATGTCCAGTTCGAAATTATCGATGCCGAGCTTCGTTGCGATGATGGCGTGGACTTCTGCGAGTGTGAGCGTGATTTTCATTGGCGAGTCTTTCGAACGCTGACGAGGTTTTCCGCCGTGGCGACTCCGGGCGTTCCGAAACGACCGCCCATATTCAAGGCGACGTATCCGGGAGAAATGATGACTGCGCGTCCGGTGGCATTCTTCCATTCCTGGCCGTGCATGCCACGACCAGCCGGAACGAGGATTGTCACGCGGTCGCCTGGGCGGATGCTGGCGAGGTAGCGTTTCACGCTGGCGGCGTATTCACTGCCCATGCTCGCCGCGTCGGTCATTCGTTTTTCCAGTGTCACGGATTCACCACGCATTCAATCTCAAAGTCTATGCTGTCTTTAAGAGCGCGGAGGCTTGGGCTGCCAACAATTTTCCTCCCACTGGGAAGCGTTGCACCCCATCGGTAGCAACGCACATACCCATTGGCGGCAATACCTGAACTAACAGTCCATCGGCTATCCGCCTTCACGCGGAGGCAAGGTTTTTTGAAAATTTCGCAGCCTTTGTATTTCATGTTAGCCTTTCAGGTTGCGCCCGATGCTGGCGAGGAGTTGTTCGGCGGGGATCATCGGGCACCTCCGGTCACGCCGCAGGCGGCGAGAAAAATGTTGCGGTTGAATCGGGGATTGGCGTCGGAGAAAACGTCTGCGAGGCGGTTTGCCATCCGTTCGATGGTGAAAACCCGGGTGTTGCCCTCAGCAATAGACTGCCCGTCCTGGCCGGGGAGATTGCGAAGTTGAATCGCAGCGTCATATTGGTTCTTGATCGCTGCCGCCACTGCTACGAAGTCTTTTCTGCTCATGATTTTTGTTTTTGTTTGGCCGGCGTTTATTCGCTGACCGTGGTTACAACATATCAAAACCGCTGGAGTCTGCAACAACTATTTTCAACTTTCTTTGGCTGGTTGTAGAAGTCGTTGCTCAATAGACACTTGCATAACGTTGTCTGCGTTCGGAATAACTTTCCTCACCTCCGCGATGTCGCCGCAGCCGTAAACCAGGCTCGGATGTGACTTGTCGGCCTCAAACCAAGTGCTTACGACCGTTTTGGTTGAGTCGAGACTGAGAGGCTCGAAAATGATCGCCTGGGAAGTTCCCAAGCTACTCAGTTTCACAATGCCCTGAAATGCGTTCCGGACGAGGCTACGGGCGGTGTTGTTGACGATGGACATCAGTTGCGCCGGATTCTCCTTGGCGTTGCGTATAACCGATTCTGGAATGAATGCGGATACTTGCCATCCGATGCGGCCTCTACCCGATGGGTCGCTGTTCTCAACACGGATTTGCATAACCTGGGAGCGCAGGTGTTGATAATCCTTTCCCCACTGTTTGATCTCTGCGTTTAAACGAACCTTTTGGGCGGAGCACCCGTGAAAACGAAAAGTCATCGCGTCGAGTTCCACCTGGAGGCGGATAACATTCGATTTGAGATTCTCGCACTCCGAGAAAAGGTCGCCGGTCCAGAAATTCCACAGCCAGCGGTGGAGTTTATGAAGAATGTTTTTCACTGAGGGTTTCTTTCGCGATGTTGTATGCGTTGGTGATGTTGGACGGGTAATCGGGTGTGGGGACTCCGATTTCTTTTTGGATTCTCTGGAGCGCGTCACGGAGTTTCAAATCCCGCCATCTCCACATCTCGCAACATTGGGAGGCGTGCGTCTCGGATACCCGTCGAATAATGTCCCGGATTTCTTCCAGTTCTTCAATGAAAGGTTTCACGATTCGAATACGAGCGTCGTTTCCAATAATCGCTTAGTCCAGTCCTCGTCAACCCGGCGATAGACCTTGTGAAAATTGCGGGTGTCCTTCGACGGCCAATTGATGTCATCGTAATTGGCCCGCCATTTGGTTGATCGTTCCTTGCATCCTTTGCCGGCACCTTGTAGGCCGATGTCGCGTGGGTTGCTCATATTGCGTTGATTCGTTTAATGGTGAGTAATCGCCAGGAGGGATTCACGAAGGCCCGAGCGTCCGCTTTGTCTGAATAATACCCCGAGCGAAAAGTGCCAATCTCTGTATCGGCATATACGTTAGTCCAGGCATGAGAGAGTTTCGCGGGTGGAGCGATGCGGTATTTGAAGACGCTGAAGTTGATCGCCACGAGGGAACGTGGTGTGCGTATCCAGTGCTTTCCTCCGTCGATCCGTTTTCGCTGAACGTGGACCTGTTTGGAGAATGCCGCGATGATTTCCGAGACGTTGGTGAGTTGCATCAGATTAGGCTTCCGCGTGATTCGGTGGCGACATGCTTCACTTGTTCCGGCGCGGGTTTGTTGTGCGCTTCAGCACGGCGAAAAATCGCCGACAGTCCGGTGACGAGCGGCTGGTATTCGTCGGTGGCGGCAAGCCATGTCGCGATGAATTCGTTGCCGTGCTGGAGGAAAAGTGTCGTCAGGTAATTTTGGAGCACTTCGATCTCTGCGGCTTTACCGGATCGCTCGATTGGGCTGGTGTTCGTTTCCTCAATCTTCGCGAGTGTGCGATACATTTCAACGACTGTCTGTCTGGTTAGGGGTGGTGCTGTTATCATGGTAGTGTGATGGTGAACCGAATGGGTTTGGTTGGTTGGCGGAGGTCGGTGCGTTCGATGAATTTTTGTGCTGTGCGCGGAAGCGGGACGAAGACATGTTCATTACCGATTTCAAATCGAAGTTTAGTCGTGAGAACCGATCCGAAAATTTTCCTCAGTTGTTCGTGGCATTTGATTGCCCGAGCTACCGGGCAACAAGAAGGGCTTTTAGGTGCTCCGAGACGAATGCACGATTCCGTTACGTTGATGATGAATTTCTTCTTTTTCATCGCACCTCCAAAAGTTCGATGCACTCAACTCGGTTAGGCGCGGCGTTGTCGTTCGCGTCCGCGAGGGAAGAGTGGATTTGAGGATCGGCGTCATCGGGATACACGTTCAGCCAGAATCTCCGGGGAGACCGCTTGATGCGATACCTGAATTCCTCGAACCAGAATTTGTCGCCTTTATCGAGGTCGCAGTATCCCTCGCCGGCTTTGTTTTCTGTGGCGGTGTATTCGACGGCTTCGCCGTTAAGAAAAGCCTTCACCACTGCGGCGGCTTCGTCGGGTGTATTCGGCTGGTTGCGTTTTACGGTTTCCATATTGTCACGGGTGCTGGTGTTGGTTTTTCGATGTTGTCGTAAATCGGCGTGGTGATCTCGGTCAGTGCTTCCAGGTTTGCGAGTCGCGTTTCGAGGTTTGCAAGTGAGTTGGTCAGCCGATCCTGGAGATATTTTATCGCTTCGTTGTCGAGGTTTGTGATCCGGAGTTCGAGTGCGTCGAGTCTTTCATCGAGGGAAAGTTTAGCGGGAGACGAGGGAGCGCACAACTTCTGTTTTGGTTGTGTGTCGTTAAGAAAATCGCCGAACGCGACGGCGAGTCGGGCGAGGAGAAAATTGGCGAGGGCTCCGCCGTTCTCTTCCTCATTCTGAGTATCGTAAGTCGCCTGGGCTTCGCTGTAGTTGTATTTGGGCGGGCCTTTGCGATACCGTTGAAAACGAAGGGACGCCATATCAGCGAAGCGCAAAGCCGATTGGTAGTCGTCAATGTAGGCTAGGACGACCTGTGATCCGGCAATCGACATCTGAACGACGTAGCTGTTGCCAGCAGTGCGATACACGAAAAGGTTCCGCTTGAGCGGTATCGGTGCGTCCGAGAATTTAAGGTGGCGGGCTGATTTAATCAGGGATGCGGTTTGCGGATCGAGTTTTTTCATTGAGGTAATTGATTGCGGAGGATAGTTGATCGGTGGAATTGTTGAACGCTTTTATCCCCATGTGGCATGCGCGGCACAAAATACCGTTGTTGTCCGGATCGAATTTTGGTCGGAGGAATTCGGTAAAATCATTCCGGCAGATGGCACACTTGCCGGTTTGTTTGCGGAATAACAGGGCGAAGTCTTCTTGCGTGATACCATACCTGGATTTCCGAATGCGGCCCGCATTTGACGATATGCTGACCCTACGAATGTCAACGCCTGATTCGATTTTATCCAGGTGAGCCCGAATCTCTGGAATCTCTGCATCGATGGCGGCTTGCTCCTCGGAGAAGCACCAGAGAGGGAATTGTATCCGGTCGAGGAAACGAAAAGTGGCGGCATCCGCTAGACGGAATGCGGTCTCCAGGTGTTTGACGAATCCTATCGTGAGGGATTTCTTGGGATTGAATGTGATGGTCACGGACCAGATGTCGGGATAGGGAGATCGAAAAACGTTGTTTGCGGTTTGCCGTTTGCGGTCGGTGTTTGGCAGTTCAAGCTCTCTAACCTCAAACGCTGCTGGAGGACGAAGGATTTCTCGCATATCCGAACAGTGCCACAGCTACAGGGAAAATGACAACTCTTTTTGTGTCGGACGTGGGAGGTTGGGTATTACGATAGAAACAAGCCCCCCCAAAAAGGTAAGGATTAAGCTCGGTAGGTAGGTAAGCAGGAGTATTCCCTTAGATACACTTTAATATTATTTGTAAAAATTGATATATAAAGATAAAGGGTGGGAGACCCCCAGTTACCTACCTACCGAGTATCTCTAAGGGTTTTGGACCCCGAAGTTTCTATCGTAAGGTCGCAACACCGTTTTTTCAGTGGCGCTTTTCAGCGCCGGGGATCACATCTTTTCGTGAGAGAGAACGAGACTGACCTTTTCTCGGGCCTACCGTCCGAGGACGTAAAACGCCTCAACCGCCAAGCCCGACAGGAGCGCCGGCAGAAAGCCAGGGAAGAATGGAAACGAAAGAACCTCCAACGTTTGCCGGATTCGAGAGATATGAAGTAAAGGGCGATTCGGCGAGCCCACCACCCGATTCTGAATTCGCCCGAGTTGTCGCCGAGGTGTGGGCGTTGAACCTCGCGTGGCCCACCACTTTTCGCGGCGGCATGCGCGAATCGATTCAGCACGGTCGCCGATGCGCCGGTTTGCGACGGGTGAGGCATGGCGAAGTGAACGGCTTTTCTGGATTCGTGCAGATACCGCGACAGACCACTCATTATGAGTAATCAAATTTCAATCCCCGTGAAGCATACAGAACTGGAAGCAGCGTTTGATCGAGAGCAGGCTTTTCTGTTATACACAATGTTTGGTGGCGATTCAGTAAAGACCGCGCATGCGTTGGGAATGCGAGCCGTCGATGTGTTGCGTATGTCGGAAGAGGAATCATGGAACGAGAAGATCAAACCAATTCTTGAGCTTCGTAAATCAAATAAGCCTGGAGATTTTGAACGTTCCGTCAACCGAGCGATGAACTTTTGTCAGGCTCGCCGTCTTTGGTTATTTCTTGAACGAGTCATTAACAGAATCACAGGCATGTCTGAAGAGGAGTTGAACGACTATTTGTTTACGGGTGAGCAGAAGTTCAATGCGGATGGATCGTTGAAAGGTGAAGTGAAGAAACTAACGACACGGGCGCTCGCGGATTTAGCTAGTGCGTGCGAGAAAGCGCATGCGTTGACTTACTTGGCTCTTCATGATGTGGCCTCAGACCGAGCGAGACGAAAAGAGGAAGTGAGTGGGAACGAAGACGCAGGAGAACTTCATATCCGAATCGCACGGGCAATGAGCGAGGTAAAGCGAAGCAATACACCACGCGCCGAGTTGTTCGACCTGAAGCTTGAGCAAGCCTCACAGCAAATCAATGCTCAGGAGAAACCCGCAAACCCCCTGGACAATGACGACCATTGACAGTTGTAAAGGCGGCTCTACAAATGTAGAGAGTCTAATCTAACAATGTTAGTCATGCCTAACATTATCCTCATTTATCATGCCAACAATTGAAAGCGAGTTCGGGTCGAGACCGCCGCAAACCACGTCCGAGGTGTAGAATTTTGACCACCCTGAGCAAAAGTCGCCAAAACGAGGGTCGTCGCGTTCCCGTTGATCTGGAAACCAGCGCGAACCGCCGACCGCAGCCCGCGATCCCCAGGCCGGCGTGGACGGACGGTGGAGGACGGTCCGGAGCCTGGGAGGGCTTTATCGGTAACGTTAACGTTAAAGTTGGGTGGGGGCCTCGGGGGGTTTGCGCCGGCCCGGACTCGCTTACTGACGGACCCGAAATTTGAAAAATTGACATCGAGGAAGTCTTTCAGTAGCGTCTGACGCTCTGATATGAAAACCACGATCAAAGGAGATTTCCACCTGGAGTTTCTCAGTGAGGACCGTTGCGAGAGAAAACAGTTGTCACTTCGACGCCCACGGATCACTTCTCGTATATGGCAACACTTTCAACGGCGGAGAAGGCAGACATCGCATATTTGATCGAGTATCAGCGCGGCAACTACGACACGCCACTCGACAGTTTTGTGGCGGAGAGACTGAGCGTCCTTCACGCGAAGTTCGGATACGACAGCCAGATTGTGTATCTCGAAGCCCTTCGCGATGCGCCCCACCGCACACTTTTGCAATCTCTCCTGGCAGTGTCGGCTTAACCTCTTTTCGACATGGGCTGGCCACTAACCGGTAATAACCTCAGCCGTTTCAATCGGCTGCTCGACGACCTCCGGCAATACGGGGATTTTCCCTTCGTTGGTTCGCCCGATGACATCACTTGGCTCTGGCAGATAATCCGGGAAGCGAGCGACAACCAACTCAATCCCGCACTCGATGACGTAGCGAATCGCTCTCACTATTGGATGCTTCGGCTGGTCGCTTTCCTCGGCGATCAAGTAACTCCACCAGCACCCGCACCCCCCACCGGTTTATTGTGGGGTCCGAACCCATCTATTATAGACATGAGTGTGGATGGCAGGAATTTGGACTTTTCTTTTCTGGATAACCCCTCAATCACGAGTTTAGATTTTCGAGGACTTACTTTGATAACAGACGGGGGATCGGGTAATGGTCTGAACCTCTACACTCCCAATTCTGTGGGGATGAACTTTTCTTTTCCCGATCTGGAAAACGTAGATGCTCCATTTGGTTTTGGTGGAGAAGGAACCATCGGTTCGATCAGTGCCCCCAAGCTGAAGAACGTTCAATTCGGAATGTTTTTGTATGGCAACCCCATCACTTCTCTGGATTTTCCAGGTCTGGAAACAGTTGTAGAAGGCGGCTTGGATGTCGTGGACGACGTTCCATTAACCAGCATGAGTTGGCCGGCACTTCGAACCGTTGGTGTCGGGTCTGTAGGAGGTGTTACTTATTACGCAGCCTATTCCTGTCCGAACCTCACCACACTTTTGCATCCGGCACTCGAACAAGTGGACTCCGATTTGGTTGTTTTTGGTTGCCCGCTTTTGACCGCCCTGGATTTTCCGTCCCTTGTTTCGGCAAGAATTTCTGTTGCTGACTGCGTTTCGTTAGTCAGTCTTTCTGTTCCCCTTTGGGGAACGCTTTCAGCTTCTAACGCAGGATTCACTTTAGTTAACACCGGATTGATTTCATTGGTTCTTCCGTCGCTTGTTGAAGCAACGCAGGGCTCTGTCGATGTTCACAACAATTTATTTTTGGATTCAATCAGCCTCCCGCTATATGTGGGTAACGACGCCCCTTCCGCCAATTTAGCGTTTTACAATAACCCGGTATTAACCACTCTGAGTTTGCCATCGTGGTCTCCTGCCGATGGTTCCGGTCTTCTTTTTTCTGGAAACTCATTATCCGCTTCGAGCGTAAATCATGTCCTGGCTCGTGCTGTGGCAAATCTGGCTTATGTTTCAGGTTCTATTGATCTCAGCGGGCAGACTCCCGCGCAGCCCCCGACTGGTCAAGGTGCCACAGACAAAACAACGCTTCAAGGTCGCGGCGTAACGGTCATCACAGACTAACTATCATCATGACACGGGAAGAAATAATCCGCAAGCACGACGAGCTTCATCGCCAGCATAAAGAGAAGCAACTCAAGCAACGACTAAAAGGGATAAAAGGGAAAACCGCCGAACCCAAGACCAATGATTCTTAAGACCTTATTTTCCATCCTGGCTTTTCTTTCCGCCGCATCCGCTCAATCACCTCTCCCTCAGTCAGTCTATCAGCAATTCGCTGATCCGAGTGTCAGTGTGATTAACCTTCCATCGGGAACATACACGCTACCCGGCAACGCACCGCTCATTCTCCATCGGTCCGGGGTGACAGTAAATTTTTCCGGATGCGTCCTCGAAGTTAATCCCGCCGACAAAGCGAACGACGGGAATTATCCGATTCAAGTGGCAAGCACCAGCATCACCTCCCCCACGTATCCCGGGGGAAATAACAGCCGATACATTTCCCATCTGACCGGCAGCATCTCGGAATGCACGACGCAACTCACGATGGACCCCGCCGAAGCAGTGAGTCTCTCCCCAGGCGAACGTGTGCTTATTTGGGCCGGCGTAGCGAATTCCGATCCGGTGGAACCAGCGGCTTTTATTCCGGCGACAGTATCATCCGTGGATAGTCGCGGCACCATCACTTTTACCGCACCCCTCGGGAAAAACATTTACAATTACGGATCAGTAACCGGGATCATCAACGCGACGATTCCGTCCCTCCAATGGAAAGCAGGCGCATGGGGAAGCTGGCCGAGTGGAGCGAACTTTTCGAAAGGGTTCGGCATCGACCACGGGCTCGAAAGATTTGTTGGCGGAATGGTTCACGATGTCGTCCTCAACGACATCACTCTTAATCTTCAGACGGTTGACGCGGCACATTCGCCGAACGCGATGTGGGACGTGTCGGCAATCGCAGTGGACGGGTTCACCATCAGGAACGCCTCAATCAATAATCCCCACGGCAACACGGTTCATTTTTGGCGCAGCTTCAATACGCTTGTTGACGGAGCGACATTCACCGGTCACGGTCAGAACAAGATTTGGAATACGACCATGAGCGAGGCATTCGCTCTGACGGCCTGGGGCGGGGATCACCTCGCTTACAATAATGTCACCATCACCGGCACGGACATAACGGCATTCAACACCGAGGTTGGATCGAGCGACATTTCTGTAAACGGCCTGAGTTTCGATGTCGAATTCACGAGTGCTCGAAACTACGCATCATCGCCGACGATTTTCGGATTCCACTCTCCAGCAACCACACCGAAAATTACCAACGCGAGCGTCCATGCTGTAACTACAGGCGGATCGAATCACGCATACACCACCTACGACTATATCGAATTCCTCGGGAGCCTCACTTTTCCAGGATCGTCCCTCACGGCATTTTTCGATTGGGGTTATCAACGACACGCTGATTTGAATGGAACGGTGTCCCTCAACGGAATCACATACGGGCCGAAGGCTTCAGTCGCGGCAACGATCACCTTGTTGCATGGAGCCGGTTCTCGGACTTACACACCGCCCGAGGGAGTTTATGCTTCCGGAAAGTTCCGCGTCACCACACTCGGATCGTTGCGTGGCGTGACTGATACGCAAGGCGGCACCTACGATTGGAACGCGGTGTCCACCGGACAGTGGGTGACTTTTCTTTCTAACCGGTGGTTTTCAATCGGTCCCGGTGACTCGAATCTCGCAATGTATCTTTCGAAGGGGATTCAGTTTTGGTTCACGTCTCCCTGGCCGAATGATTCCGTGGTGGAATTCGAATTCACATATCTCCCGAAACAATGAAAAAGAAAAAAGGCAAAAAGAAAAGCAAGGGCTATTGACGCCGGCAGTTCTTCTGATATAGTTCCGACATGAACGAATTTTTCGATCATGTCCTGAAACTGTGCGAACAGCACAACATCGCGGTTTATATCCATCCCGAATGCAGGCCGTGTTCTTTTCCCCCGATCCGTCAAATCAACATCCACCCGGTTAAATCCGTCGAGGACTACTGTGTGGCCCTCCATGAAATCGGCCACGTAATTCTCGGACACCTGCCGGAGCAAGATCGCATGGAGAAAGAAACCTCGGCTTGGTGGTGGGCGATAAACAATGCGCTTGAGTGGGATATAGAGCATACAGAATTTCTTGCGAAATGTCTTGCGCTTTGGGAGGAAGAGTGTAAGTTGACGCCATGAAAAGATTCATAACCAATCCGAGAACGGACACAGATGCCTTGATTGGAGGCTTCATTATTTCCGTGGCTGTCGCTACCGTGATAATCCTCATTGTGTGCGCTCTTACATGAAAGTTTACAGCTACATTCGGGTCTCGGGTCGCGGACAAGTCGGCGGGGAAGGCCCCGACCGCCAGCGTGAGAGCATCAACGCCTTCTGTGCGGCCCGAGGACTTTTCTCCAACGGCGAGTTTTTCGAGGCCGGCGTCTCCGGCACGGTCGATGGAATGGACCGCCCTGAATTCTCCGACATGATCGAGCGGATCGAATGTCTGCGTTTAAACGGCGCTGAATGCGACGGGTTCGTTATCGAGCGGCTCGACCGGTTGGCGCGTGATTTAATGGTTCAGGAGGTTCTACTCAGTGAATGCCGGAAGCGTGACATTAAGGTTTTCGCTGCCGACCAGGGGGAACTTCTCGACCTCGCTTCGGATGCCGGCGATCCGACACGCAAGCTCATCAGGCAGGTTATGGGAGCCCTCGCGGAGTGGGAGAAATCTCAGACGGTTTTGAAGTTGCGTAAAGCGCGTCAGGCGGTTAAGGTTCGAACTGGACGTTGTGAAGGTGCCAAGCCGTATGGCGTCACTCCTGAAGAGCGGGGGATTTTGACGGCCTTGAAACTTTTCGTCCGTCCGGATAGCACTTTGAAGGACATCGCGTCACTACTTAACCGGGAAGGTTTTCATACCCGGCACGGCGGCACCTGGGACGAGAAGTCCGCATTCAGGGTGATGAAGATTGCCGGCGTGTGGCAGCGAAAGCCGACCGAGAATAATTTGAAGAATTTGGGTAAACACGCAAAAAATAAGCGGGAAGTCGGGGAGCATAGCCCCGCATTGCCTCTGGCATGTGGTGTAACAGTAGCACAACCGCACTAATCGAAAGGAAACAAATGGATGGAGCATACAAAGCATTCGTAAAGAGTTACGGGACAGACGTGGTGGAAGATTTCGCGAGGAAACATCGCGAGGACTGCCTCCTCCGTCTCGCTCGAATCACCAACGGCGCGGTGAAGGAATACCAGAACGGAACTACCGTCACCAAGCTTCGTAATTTGAGGAATAGCCGGTAAGAGACTTTCCGACTTTTCACTCAGAACGACACGACCACTGGAGGGCAAAAATCCAGTGGCCGTTTTTTTGCGCTCGGAGCACTTCTTATTGCGGGCGGTATTGCGGGCGGCAGGTCGTAATCTGAGCGTGCCTCATAAGCAACGCATTGAAGCGAGTTTAACTCTCGCGCTTCGCATCCATCGGAATGTAATGTCAGTAGCAGACGGCCCGGCTCGGAACCGGGAGGCCGCTGGTGCAACTCCAGCCATTCCGACCAATTTTATCGGGGGATAGTGTAAGTATGCCTGGATAGACATAAACGGGTTGGACGAAACTCCTGCTTCGGCGGGCATCAACCTCTGGCCCGGGAACGACGTGAAATCCCAGGAAAAGAAAGCACACCGGATGTGATTCCGGAAGTAGCGCATCATTGCGTCTTCGCCCGACCAAATGTTAGCGGAGTGCGGCACCAACCAGGATAGGCCCTGGCCGTTGCAACGGGTTCCGGCCCGGTGGTCAAACGCCATCGGGAAAATAGGGATGTGGCTCGGTTCCACGACCTCACTTCGCGACCAATTTTGAAACGAATCGTTTACACAAGAATTGATACTCGACCGACCGCACCCCCCGGTCAGGGTCAGGCGATCCGCGAATGGGACGACGCCTGGAGAGCGAAAGGTTTTCGGACAAAGATTCTGATTTCTCCGGACTCCGCGAAGCTCCTCGGGATTAAACCTAAGAACCATGCTGACCGACCCCGCTGAAAAATTTCTCGCGCAGCAAGTCGCTCAGAAAGTTCACTCGGATAAAAAATTCGAGGCGGCTCAACAGATTGACGATTACCTGAAGCTCAACCTCCACCTGGAGGACGACCCGAAGCAGTTCCTTCCGGTCCTGATGCACTACGTTCACTATCTCCTGAACGCAAACGCACCGGAAGCCGCCGCGCAGGTTCTCTGGACACCAAACCAATTCACGCCGGAGCCACAATTTACAAAAGACCTCTGGCAACTTTTCGACCGGTCCGCGCAGGGGCTGATTATGGGCGCGGCATCCTGCTCGAAGTCCTACGGAATGGGTGTAAGACTTTTTCTCGAATGGATTCGCGATCCGGAGTGGACGACCATTCGAGTGCTCGGTCCGAGCGAGGCTCACCTGGAGCAGAATCTTTTTTCTCATCTTGTCGGATTGCACAAGTCAGCATCGCTGCCGATGCCCGGGGAAATCGGGGAACTTTTCATCGGCACCGACCGGAGAAATCAGTTGTCGAGCATCATGGGCGTAATTATTCCCGTTGGCCAAAAGAAGAAGGCCGGCAGGATTCAGGGTGTGAAGCGGAAGGGACGGATCACCCGTCATGAAGTCTTCGGAACTCAAAGCAGGCTTTTTATTTTTGTGGATGAAATTGAAAACGTCCCGGGCGGTCTCTGGTCCGACATCGACAACATTCTGTCGAACATCCAAGAGGAAGGCGAGACATCCGGATTCAAAATTTTCGGCGCGTTCAACCCAACGAATCAAACAGACGAAGTGGGGAAACGAGTCGAGCCTCCTTTCGGTTGGGAAGGATTCGATGTCGAAAGCCATTACCAATGGAAATCGAAACGTGGGTGGGATGTTCTGCGTCTTGACGGGGAACGATCCGAGAATGTAGTTCAGAAAAAAGTAATCTACCCAGGACTGCAAACTTATTCCGGATTGGAGATTATCGCGAGGAATGCCGGTGGGAAATCCGCCGCAGGATATTTTTCTATGGGACGCGGTGCCTATCCGCCACAAGGCATCGAGCTTACCGTGATACCTCCGGGAATGTTAATGAAGTGGCGGGGAAAGTTCATTTGGTATGACGAACCTAAACCTGTTGGATCAGAAGATTTGGCTCTGGAGGGAGGAAACGCAGCAATATACACTCTCGGAAAATGGGGGAGAGCAACTGGTATTCTTTTTCCTCCAACCATTGAATACCCATCCGGTCGCAAGTTCATGTTTAAAGACCGCAATGGACACTCAGTCACTCGATACGGACTTCAGGCCGACCAGCAGTTCATCATTCCTAAAGGAGATACACGGGCAATGACTGACCGGACGATTGAAGTGAATCGTCGCGCGGGAGTGCGGGGGGAATTTTTCGCGTGTGATCGAACGGGCGCGGGTGCTGGAACAGCAGACCTTCTCCGGCATGAATGGAGTCCATCGCTTCATGATGTGAATTATTCTGAGGCGTGCAGCAAAGATAAAATCATGATGGAGGATTCGAAACCCTGCAACGAACAATTCGAACGAATGAATTCGGAACTCTGGTTTGCCCTCAAGTCCTGGGGCGAGTTTCAATATTTCCTCATCAACCCCGAACTGGATTTGACGAAGCTCACCGGACAACTCACTCAACGAAAATTTCGAATCGTTGGCGGGAAGACGCGAGTCGAGCCGAAGAAGGATTATGTATCGAGAGGCTTCGAATCTCCGGACGAAGCGGACAGCCTAACTCTTCTCGTTCACGCGGCACGTAAAGGTTCCGGTGTGACTCTCAGCATGTCCCTCGATAATGTCGGCGAACTGAATCCGAATTACGACGATTCGGATGGATGGCTCGACGAGATAACACTTTTGGGTGGGGCTCGGATCGATGAGAGCAACCGCACGCAATTTCTCGATGACGGAATGAAGCCGGTTCACGAGGACGCAATTTTATGAAAAATCCAGAAGACATCGATATTCGACCGATGGGTTTAAACACTCCCCAAATTCGAACGCTCGTCATTAAGATAATTGAAAGACAGTGGGAGGAATTTTTTAAGCAGGCGATGAACGCGATCCCGAGGAAAAAATGAATCGGATCAACGTCAACCTTTTCCCGAAGTCCGGATTCATCTATAAGGAATCTGACGGCACGACCATTGCCGGCAGCACTTGGGATGGCGTTGTAAATCGAGTCCGCGCATACCGCAAACGCGCCGGATTACCTCCAGGCGATCCGGAGAATGAAGTGCGTGCCCAGGCATGCCAGCGCGATCCCGTGCTTTGCACAAACGATGATGGGAGCCATGCGCGAGCCGTGAAAGTCGCCACGTTAAAAGGGCGTGTTCTTCAGTGGTTCTCCCGGATCAAGGCCGGAAATGCCCGGGAACCCATCCAGCTTGCCTTTACAGAGGTGATGTATGCCCGGGCGAACGTTTGTGCCTCCTGCCCGATGAATCAGCCCCTACCCGAAGGCTGCTCCAGTTGTAAGTCAGCCCTGGAAGAGCTTCGAGTCGATATAATCGGCGCGAGGCCGACAGACGGGCGACTCGTTCACCACGGATGTAACGTTTTGGGTGCTGACCTCGCAACGCAGGCGTGGATTGAGTCGCCAACAGTCGAAAATGCGGAATTGCCGGCGCATTGCTGGAGGAAACGGACCCTTTGAGGCTCTTATCACCGTTCAGAGCGGCCCTAGCTGCGCTCAGGTTGGCGTATGCGAGGCTTTTCGGCTATCGGACGGTTACGACAGTGCCCGAACGAATGATGCGTCAGGATTGTTGTGAAAACTGCGAGTTTTTCGATTATCGGGAACGGCAATGTAAGGTTTGTGGATGTTACACCGATTTGAAGATAGTTCTGGCTACCGAAAGCTGCCCGAAAAGAAAATGGCGGTCTATTTGGATCAAACGCACTACTTAGAAGCAAGATATGCCTAGCGACTCTGCTGTTTTCAGCACTCAATATCCATCGGGAGACTACCCGGGCACAATCGTTCAATCTCCGAAGATTAACGAAGCCGGCAAGCCGACTCAGCGATCCATCAAGGACGCCAACATGGGCCGGGACATTGTGAAGTTGATTATCCAGGCAGGCCGGAACCGTTCGATAGTCGGTTCGCGTATCCTGGCGAAGTATAATGCAGAGCGGCCATTCGACAGCTACAAACTGGAAGCGGAGGGACTCGCATGGAAGCAGAATTTCACGACCAAGCCGATGCCGTCCATGATCGACAAGGTTGCTCCGAGATTTACTCAAGCGGTGGATGGACTGAAATACCTCACAAGCTCCAGCCTCAGCAACAAGTGGGAAAACGCAGCCGCCAAAACGGAAACTTTTCGAGAGGTAATCACGCGAACGATTCGCGGACGAAAAGGATGGACGACTCTTCTTGAAGACATCGCATTCAACAACGCTCTTTTCGGTTATTCAACCGTCGCGTGGCTCGATGAATTTACGTGGTTCCCGCTTCATTTCAAATTCGATGAATCCTTCGCCCCGGACGGCACAAAACAGGACTCGACTTTTTGTCAGGTGATGATCCTGAAGGAAACGCTTTTGCCACACGAACTTTTCGCAAAGATCGAGGACAGAGAAGTTGCTTCCTCAGCCGGCTACAATATCGAGGAAACAATTACCGGGATCAACAACGCGAGCCCGGTTCAAATTCGTGATCGGCTTAACGTTGGCGGCACCCTAGAATTTTGGTATCAGAACGCACTTCGCGAGCTTACCATCGGCGCAAGTTATATGGCAGGCGCGTCTGTCATTGTGGTTTATCATCTCCTCGCACGCGAAGTAACCGGGAAGGTCAGTCATTACCAATTCGCCGGCCCGAGCATGACGGCTATTTTTTCGAAGGACGACCGTTTCCCGAGTATGCAGGAATGCCTCACGTTCTACACGTATCAGAAAGGCAACGGAACACTTCACGGCAGCAAAGGCGTCGGTCGCGACATTTACGAATTGGCCGGAATGATCGACCGTAACCGGAATGAAATCGTGGACCGATCCATCATGTCCGGGAAAATCCCCATCCAGGGAGACATAAAGCGGCTGCACACTTTCAAGATGTCGGTTGTTGGCATGACGTGTATTTTCCCGAACGGTTGGACGATCCTGGAGCAACGCCTCGACGGAAACGTTGAGCCGAACCTGAAGCTCGACGCATATTTTAGCGCACTCATAGACCAACTCATCGGCAACACGAGCCCGCCGCAGATGCAGAGCGGGGAGGCTTTTCGTTCTCCCGCCGCATGGAATCTTTTGGCGGCTCGCGAAGAGGAAGGAAAAGATAATCGCATTAGCCGATTCATGACTCAGTTTGTGAACATGATCCAGGCGATGCAGAAACGAATCTGTGACTCCGACACCGCCGAGGACGACGCGAAAGCGGCTCAAGATGAGTTGCTAAAATCAATGACTCGGGAAGAAATCACTGAGCTTGCAAACTATCCAGTGGCCGGCACGATCCGGGACTTAACTCCACTCGAAAGGCAAATGATTGCGATGGTAGCCACGGAGAAAAAAGGAAATCCGCTTTACAATCAACGCGCCCTCGAACTTGAAGACCTCACGGCCCGAGTCGGAACCGAATTTGCGGAGAGAGTGCTTTTGCCGGATAACGATCCGAGCGTGGAAGCGGAGCAACACCGACAACAGCAACTCGAATCAAACCTGCTCGTCCAAGGACAGGCCGTGCCAGTGTCTCCGCGTGACAATCACATGATCCACCTCCAAACCCTGATGCCGCTCGCTCAACAAATCGGCGGGGCAGTCATGCAGGGTCAAGGAAACACCGCCATGCTGGAGGCCGTTGTCGCGCACATCTCGGAGCATTTTTCTCGTGCTGTCGAACAAGGCGTAAAGAAAGAACTGTTGAAACCCGTCCAAGAATTCCTGGACAAAGCCGGTCCCGCCATAGCACAACTTAAGCAGATCGACGCAGAGCACGAACAAATCGGTCAAACACTCGGACACCCCGATCAACCGCAACCCCCACCAAACAATGTCGTCCCCCTCGGAACTCCTTGAATGGAATAGCGAAGACGAGTCAATTTTCAGACAATTTATCGAAACCCGAACAGGGGCGAAACTTTGTCCGAGATTGGCTGAACTAGCCCCGACACTCCTCGACGGCGCACACGCGAATAAAACCCTGGTTCGCAACGGCGAACTTCGCGGGTATCAATTTGCCCTACAAAACATTCTTTTCCTGGCGTATCCCCCGCCTCCGCCAGTGAAAGAAACCGCCGCGTATCCCCCGCTCGAAGATGACGATGCGTGGGACGGAGAGAAACTCAATGAACCCAAGAAATAATTTATGGCAGAACCCACACTAACCCCCGAACAAGTAGCCGCCAAAAACGAAGAGACGGCACGCACCCTTGCGAATCAAGGTAACGATTTTCTGAGGCCCGCATCCCCGGACGATTTCAAGTCGGCTTCCGAGGGTCTCGATAAACTCGCCGAATCAATCAGCAAAAAGAACGATCCGGAAGTAATCGCCGCTGAAGAAGCTGCCAAGAAAAAAGCTGAAGCGGACGCTGCCTCTCCCGAACAAAAAGCCGCCGCAGAAAAAGCTGCTGCTGAAACTGCTGCCAAGGAAGCGGAACAAAAGGCCCTGAAGGAAAAGGCCGATGTCTATTTCAAGGACTCCCCAACGCTGCCGCCGAACGCCAGCCCAAGATCGGGCGAAGCTTTTGAGGGTATCAAGCTTCGGGCCGCTCAGGAAATCGGCGCGAGAGAAGCTGAGATTGAGAAGTTGAAGAAAGACATCGCGGAGAGAGACGAGAAACTCAAGAACCCGGTTCCGCCCGAAATCGAAAAAGAACTGAAGGAGCATCGGGAATGGCGTGCGAAGATCGATGTTGAATACGATCCGAAATTTACAGAATTCGATAAGAACGCGGACAACATCCGGGAATTCGTTTACGACCAACTCCGGAAGTCCCCGAACGTCTCCGCCGACAAACTGATTGAGAAAATCAAGGCCCTTGGCGGTCCGGAAATGGTGGACTGGACGAAGATTTTCGAATCTTTGAAGGACCCAACGCTCGAAAACATCATCAAGTCGAAGGTCTCCGACATTGAACTGATAAAGTTCAACAAAGCGGAATCGATCAAGACCGCGAAGAAAAACATCGAGCAATACATCACGGACAAAAATGCACAGTCTGAAAAAACTCTTACGGCACGTCGCGACGAAACTAAGTCCCATCTCGATAGCTTTGTTCAGAAGCTCGGGTTTCTTAAGCCCGTGCCCGATGACCCGAAAGCGGATAGCGCGAAGAAATCGCAGATTGAAGAACACAACAAATGGGTCGCCCAGGTGAATGAGAACATTCAAACCGCCTTGAATGACGACACGCCCGAGACTCGGGCTTTGATGATTGCCGGTGTCGCGAACCTCATGTATCTGAATCGAATTCACGACGGCACGGTTGCGGAAAACGAGTCGCTCAAGAAAGAAAACGCAACCCTGAAGGAATCCATCGCGAAATTCAAAGGCGCGAGCGTCAACCGAATCCGAGAAGGCGGAGCGCCGGCATCCGGTGACTTGCCTAAACCGAAGACGGACGAGGAGAAGCTTTTCAAGACTCCGGCGACTCAGGCCCTCGATGATTTGGCGAAGGACATCATGGCGAAACGCGCTGCTGCCGGCCAATGAAAACCACACGTCATTGGGCACCCTTTGGTAGAGACAACGAATTCAACATTTGGGGTGATTTTAATCTCCTTGTCGCTGAGAGGGAATCTGACGAGATTTCTTATCGTATGACAAAATATTATTTGGAGGGGCCGAATAATCGGCGCAGGGATTTAACCGAGGAAGAATACAAGAAGTGTTGCATGTCTTTCGTTGTCCAAAACTCAACTTTTTCAGAATGAAACAACTTAGGCCGACCGCTAGATACCTCGTCATACGAATTCGGGTTCCCTCGATTTTCGCTCCGCACGGATTGTGGGCAAGATTCGTAACCAACGTTTTGAAATGTCCCCGGCTTTACAAATGTCGAGACACTTTCAAGATGATTAAATATCGGACCTCGCCGTTTCCTCGGATCAATCTCACTACGGCGATCACCGAACATTTCGAAGATACTGAAAAAGCTCTCGATAAACTCGCGAAAGAAATTCATGATCGAAATAGCGGATCACACCTCGGGACTCCCGGCCCTTCCGGTCGATCCCCCCAGGACAATTAACGTATTCGACAAGAAAGTTATGGTCGCGCTGCCGTGGCACAAAGCATCGCATCCGATCACCGCTTTCTGTGTAGCGCAATTACTCGACAAACGGCGCACATCGAGCGTGCTGAATTTTGGTGATGCGTTCGTGGCGCACTCGCGAAACAGCATCGTGGATGCTTTTCTGAAGACCGACCTAGACTATATCCTCAGTATCGACGACGATATGGTTCTGCCGATAGGGAACGCGGAGTGGTTCAAGCTGTATTCGGGGTGGAAATGGATGGGAGACAGTTTTGCCGGCTTGAATACCATCGACAGATTGACGTCACACAAAAAGTCCGTGGTCGGGGCGTTGTATTTTGGCCGATATATCCACGGTCCACCGGTTTTTGCCGAGGGAGTGAACGAAGAAGTGGCAAAAATGGTTCGATCAGGCCCGCACGACCGGCTGATGGCGACGAATTGGGTGGGCACAGGCTGCATTTTGATTCATCGGCAGGTTTTTCTCGACATTGAAAAGCGTTTTCCGCGCCTTGCGCGTGACAACTCAGGGAAATATGGCCAGTGGTTCACCAGTTCCGAACACGGAATCATGGAAGGTATCGACAGAATGCGCGACATGCTCTCAAAAGGGCCGATGGACGGTCAAAAAGCGATGAAGGCATACGAAATGGCCGAGGGACTTGCCGCAAAAGCGAGACAATCGAGCGGCCTGGGCGTCGGTGAAGACGTTATTTTCTGCCGGCGAGCCCGGGAATGCGGTCACGAGGTTTATGTGGACCTCGGACTCGTCGCGGGGCATGTCGGACACTGCTGTTACGGACCGAAAAACACTTTTCAACGACCAACCGATGCGAAATCCACCTAAAACCGATAAAATCCTGATCGCTCTCCAGTTTTGGAACGGAGATAAGCCCTATGCCATGCACCTTGCGAGGCTTCTTGCCGACATCGAGCCGGCCATGTGTCAAAAAGCGGATTTTCTGTTCGTTAGCCGGTTCGATTGCGATCACGATCAGGCTACGATCAATTATGTGGCACGAAAATTCAACACTTTCTCGTATGTGTCGAAGCGACGAGGCACCGGCTGGCCCTCCGGGTGCAACGCGACGTTTTTCGGAACCCTGGAGTGGTTCTATCACAAGAAAAACATGGGACAGATACTTCCTTACAAGTCGATTTTTCTTTTTGAGGCGGATGGAGTGCCGATGTCCCTCGGATGGATCGACGGCCTAAGTAAAGCCTGGGACAATGCAAATTCCGTGAAGCCCGTTTGCATGGCCGGCGCGTGGTTGGAGAACGGACCGATCCCGGACTGTGGACACATCAACGGAAACGCGATGATGACAGGTGATTTGAAATTCTTGCGCTGGCTCGTAACTCGCGTCACTGATGTTTCGGTAAATGTCGGTTGGGATTACATTCTCGCGCCTCAGTTTAAACAACACGGATGGGCAAATCTCCCGCAAGTGAAAAGTGTGTGGAGACAACCGCTGACTGAAGAAATTTTTCTTCGACAAATCGAAGAGGGGACGCTCTGGTGGCACGGGTGCAAGGGCGATGCGGGAATCAAACTGGCGAGAAAATTCTTACTCGGACAATGAGCAAATTACTTGTCGCAATTTCCGGATATGACGGAGATCGTCATCAAATCGAAAGCAACTGGCAATGCTATGAGCATCACAACAGCCCGGTCCTGGTGCTGTCCCCGAAGGACGGAGCAATCGACCGCATGAATTCCGCAAAGTGTATTTCAATCGGAGCGAAGGGCTGGATCGGGGCGCATACGCTTTATCGCCAGCGTCGGTTCCTTCAGATGATCCTGAATGAACCTGGGGAATTTGTTTTGTTCAACGACGCGGATTCGGTGTGCCTTTCTCCGCAAATTCCAAAATACCTTTACGATTCTCCGGGAGTTTTCTGGTCGAACGAAGTCAGAGACACGAATCCAGCCGCCTCCAAACTACCGAAACTTGCGTTTCAACCGCCGTATTTTTTCTCTAAGAGCGTTCTCCATTCGCTCGTCAGATCGTCTGCAACTCCGGCACACTCCTTCACTCAACCGAGCCCCGAAGGTTGGCCGATGCCACTTCCAACCGAGTGTATCGACCATTGGATGCTTCAGGTGGTTTACGCGGCGAATTTACCTCACAGAAGTTTTCCGGATGGAGCGAGCTTTGAGACGACCAGCCAGCACGGACTCGATACGATGTCCGAGCATGTGCGGGCACACGGGAAGATTTTCATTCATCAAGTGAAAACTCGTCCGGTGCTCGACCGTCTTCTCGCTGATAGACAAATTTTCCTCGATACTCACCGATGAACGAAAGCACACTCATCGCAGTTTTCGGATACGGACCGAGCAAACACGGTTCGAACACCTGGGATTACAAAAATGCCGGGGATGTCGAACGTATTCGAATGCTCCTCCCATATTACGAGCATCACAAATGCCCGGTGGTAATCATGTCTCCCTCAGACGCGCCGATCCTCAAACTCGGTCCGCACATCTGCCGGCAGGCCGGCAAACGCGCATATACAGGGCAGGCGTCCCTCGACCGTCAACGGGATCATTTGAGAATCTTGCTTGAGTATCCGTTTAAACACTTCCTTTTATGTGATTCGGATTCGTGTTGTGTCACCCCGGAAATTCCACAGAATTTTTATGATGTGGACGCCTTCTGGTCGAACGAAATTACGGAGCCGAGACCACATGAGTCGCCGTATCCTAAGATTGCGCTTCATCCTCCGTATTTTTGTTCTCGGGAAGTGCTTGGTAGGATGTTGACGGTTGCTGATAGGATCGTGGCGCACCCGATTACTCCGTTCATTGACCATTATATGCTTCAACTCGTGTGTGAGTCCGGAGCGGAGCACCGGAATTTTCTCGACTACATTTTGGATCGTCGGATTATGATTCATCCGGTAAAGACGAAGGAAGACATTATCAAATGTCAGTGCATAGGAGAAACTAAATGAGAGATTTGCATGTTGTATGCGGTGGTCGCGGATTTGTCGGACAGGCTCTCATCGCAGACCTGAAACAAAAGGGCCATGAAGTGAAATGCGTATCTCGCGGCCTGGGACAGAATAATTGTGGGTGGTCGAGTGAACCGTGGGAAATTCGCGATGGGGTTGAATACGTAAACGCTGACTTGATGAAGCCAGATCACGCAGTCGGAGTGGTTCGAGACGCTCGATACGTTTACAACCTCGCGGCGTCCGTGGGCGGGATCGATTTCATTCAGAACAATCGAGCAGCCTGCATGTCGTCAGCGTTGATTAACCTGAATCTCCTCCGCGCATGCCACCAATTCGGAACGCAGCGATATTTTTTCGCCTCCAGCGCGTGCGTGTATTCGAGCCGGGATTTTCCGATTACGGAAAGTTGCGCGGAGCCCGCAACCCCGGAAAGAGGATACGGGTGGGAAAAACTTTTTGGCGAGCAAGTTTGCCGAGAATATCGCGAGGCCGGATTTGTCGATACGCGAGCGGCTCGATATTTCACACTGTATGGCCCGGGCGACGACAAGAAGCACAACCATTTTCCCGCCGAGTTGTGCAAGAAAATCGCTACGGCAAAAATCCTCGCTCACAAATCGATTGAGCTTTGGGGCGATGGTTCTCAAGTTCGGTCCCTTTTGTATATTGACGACTGCGTAGAGGGCACTCAAAGGATCATGGACTCTGGCGTGACGATCCCTCTGAATCTCAGTGGCGCGGAATACGCTTCCACAAATCAAATGGCCGATCTCGTTCAATCGATTGCCGGCACGGACCTCCAGGTGAACTACGTTCCGGGAGTTACCGGGGTCCAATCTCGATTCGCGAGCAATGAACGGATTCACCGAGAACTGGATTGGGAACCCTCGACGGGATTGAAGGAAGGGTTCGAGTGGACTTACCGGTGGTGGTTCGATAAACTTTTGAAGGAGTTGCGTTGAGGGAGATTTTCTGATAGAGTTTTGGAATGACGAAGGTTTGCAAAAAGTGCGGTGTGGAAAGAACTCTCGACCGATTTCGAAAGCGGGACGGCAAAAGAACTGAATTCTGTTACGAGAGTGTTTGTAAGGATTGTGTCGCTAAGTCCAAACGTGAAAAATATGATCGAGACCCCACCGCACTTAAAATGGCCCAACTCAAATGGAATTACGGAATAACTGAATTTGAATTCAATGGTCTAAGAAAATCTCAGGACGACAAGTGTGCTATTTGCAGAAGGGAATTTATACCCGGTAGCCTTTGTGTCGATCACTGTCATTTTTCCGGAAAAGTTAGGGGCCTTCTTTGCAAGCCCTGTAATATGTTCATCGCTTTGATTGGGGAAGACACCTCCGCCCTTGTTAGAGCGATTGAATACCTTCAAAAAAATTCTTAGTTGACAGTCTTCTAAACTCGCGTCACTTCTTTTTGAAGCCTAAAAAGGCTCGCGCTCGCTTCAGCGCGAGAAGACCTACTCTTCTGTTTGGTCGCAGAAACTAAACTCCGCTTACGCGGACCGAAAACTGAGTCTCGGAACAGACTCTATTCAGTTTAGAAAGACCAAATTTTATGGCTTTTTTCTGCGATAATCCATCCGATATCTCTGATATTGCCTCCAAGGACGTGAACCGCATCGTCGGAACCATTGCAAAGGCTCTTGCGGCAAACTCCCCATACATGGGGGTAATCACTGGAGGCACCTTTCCATCGGGCACTTCTGACGCGATACGCTCTGTTGTGCAAATGCAAGCTGCCCCAGGGGACTCACTTGCAATTCCTACGTTCCTCTGCGATACCGAAATCTGCGGCAACACCGGCATCCAAGACCTCACCGACACAGTGGAGTTTACGCTCCGCCTGGAGTCGTTTCGCGGTCGCGGCCCGAACATCTGCGTCAAGAAAGGCTACAGCGCCTTCAAGGGCAGCTATGTTATGGCCGAGGACAGCTTGAAAAAGCTCGTCACTCAGTATGTCAACGCTGACATCCGCGCACAGTTGTATCTCCGATCCGCCTCCAAGTTCACGGCGAACGCCGGATACGACTTCAACAGTCTGTTCACTGGCGGTCTGGAAACCGACCTGGGCGTGAAATTCGCTCCGTTGCTTCCGACAGGCCCGATGACCTTCAAGGCTCTCCATTACATTGCGCGGTATCTCCGCGAGGTGCTTTTCGGCGAGTGGTATTCTCAGTCCGAGGGCATGCCTCACTTCCGATTCATCGGAGGTTCCGATCAGGTGGAATATTTCCGCTCTGAAGTCGGAGTCCAAAATGTGATGATCGCTCTTACGACCGGTCAATACAAACTCGGTGAGACCAGCCTTACGGCTTATTCCTTCGAGCAGTCGCCGGCCTACCGGGGAATTGCTTTCGGCGTGGATCAACGTCCGCTTCGTGCGACGGGATTCAATCCGGACGGCACACTCGCCCTGGTCGATCCCGTGACCGTGGTTTCGAACCCGGCACGTAACACCGCTTTTGCCAAGCCGAACCCGGCGTGGTTGAACGCGGACTACGAAGTCGGTGTTCTGATTGCCGATGGCAGCTTCGAAAGGCTCGTGCCCGAGAAGTATGTCGGCGAAGGTTCCTTCAAATTCGCTCCGCAGTTGCACATGGGCGAGCTTGAGTGGCACTACCAGATCGACAACCAATGTAACCAATGGGGGGACTTTGGATGGCACAAGTATCAAATCACCCGGGCATATCGCCCATTGCGTCCTCAGCACATCATCCCGATCCTCTACAAACGCTGCAAAGCGGACCTGGGTTTGGTGAGTTGCGCGGACACGGCCTCGTCCAGCTTCACGGGCGCTGACTCCTTCGTGGAAATCGGCGTGTGCGGCGATGACGAAACGCCAGTGATCCACTAAGTCTTGAATGACTCGCGAGGCGGTCGGGAATAAAACCTCGACCGCCTTTTCACTATAGACAAAAAACTTTGTCTCAAATCCACTTAACACAAAATGATTTGTCACAATATCTCACGACGACATTGTGACATTGGGGGTGGGTAAACCGGAGCGGGTGCTCAACACATCCGCTCCGCAACTTTAGAAAAAATTATGGCTGCTGACGAACTAACATTTAAACCCGGAGACACAGACAATAACCTGCTTCGAAAAATTCTCGGGACACTCGAAAACGGCCTGGATATTTCGGGCGGAACAATCAACATTCCAGGAGCGATTACCGCTTCAATTGCCGATGGCGCGGACACCGCCGAAGGCTCTCGTGCCGATCCAGCCGAAACCAATCCAGCCGCCGTCGCTTCGATTGTTTCTCTGTTGAAGGGAATCCTTACAATCGACACTCAATCGAACAGCGGAGTAGCCCAACTCAATACCGCTACCGGGCTCATCAATTCAGCGGCAGTTACAAATCCGGCTTCGAATGCTTCTGTAATCGCAGCCCTCAAGGGAATTTTGACCGGAGTAAACAGCATAAACACCAATACAGGTGCTCCGGCAGACGCGGCAGTCACCAATCCAGCATCCAGTGCCTCAATTATCGCGGCGATTAAAGGTCTTCTAACGTTAATTACGACTGGTAACGCCCAACTCGTAACGAATAACAATGTCGGCGGATACACTACGGCAATCAAGGACACTACGGCAGTAAGTGCTACTCCTGATTATTCGATTGGGGACGCAGTTGGCGGAAAAAGAACACTCACTAACGCGGTTCGAGTTAGCGGTGGAACCGGGGTTTTGGAATCGGTTATCCTACTTGATCGAGCAAATCAAAAAGCGGGAATGGAACTTTTCATTTTCGACTCCGATCCAACCGCAGCGACGATCACGGATAATGCAGCTTTCGTTTTCAGCACTGACGACTTGAAAGTTATCGCCAGGGTGTCCATTTCATCCGGCGATTATGTTACAATCAACAGCAAAGCGGTCGCTGTTGTGAAGGGACTAGGCATCGCATTAAAAGCCTCGGGAAGCACCAGCTTATATGCGGCTCTCGTTACTACGGGTGCCCCCAACCTTGCTGCTACGGACGACATTCAATTGATTTATGGCATTTTACAGGACTAAAAATGCCTAATCCAGTTCTCATAAAAAGACTGTCACCGTCTTCTGTTTCATCGGGTGTTTTACCAACAGTGGGTTTGACCCATCAATATAAAGCCGATAGTTATGTCGGAGTCGCAGACAACACCGCCCTCGGTGGAACTGGATTAGAGTGGGTGGATTCAGTTGGAGGTGTGTCTTATCAAGCTGCCCAAGCCGTAGCAGCACTTCGACCAGTTTTTAAAACCTCTGTAACTAATGGGCTTCCTGGGGTTTTGTTTACTAATCTCACTACGTTCGCAACACAAAATTATTTGGACATCGCCACAGGAATCGCTCATGTGAACACCTACAGTGTTTTCGCAGTCATTAAAGCGAGCACTACCGCAGGACAGTTTCAAGGCGGATGCGTCATCGGTGCTTTTTCTGTGGGTGGAGGTGTGGCAGATGAAGATACCTTGATGATTATCAGAAACTCCGTTTCCGCTCAATCCGTTTCAGGATTGGCCAGTGATAAGGGAACTGTTTTGGCAGTAGGATTTATTCAGGACAATTTCAACGTCGCCTTTTTTCGAAACAACGTAACGCAATCCACCAACACCTTGACTTTGGGAACACTCAATCTTAACGAAATTGGGGCTGCAGGTGATATGGGTTTCGGGCCGACTTCCTCGGTTAGATACAGCGGACACATTTTTGAAATTTTGGTTTATGATCGTGCAGTCTCTAGTGATACTCGGGCGGCGATTCAGAAATATTTTGGACGTTGGGGGATTTAATTATGCCCGAGCTAGAAAAAATTACTTTCCCTCTTGTTACTGGAGGTATGTCGAACGAACAACGAATCGAGTTGCTGGAGAAACAAATTCTCATCGTGTATCATCAACAGCAAAACATCGCTATTGAAATCGATACCACACTCAAAGGAATCGAAAAACTCGAAAAACGTTTTCGACTCCTCGAACGGGCTAATTGGGTAGGCATTGGAATTATTTTGGTCGTGGAGTTTCTGTTCAGATCGAAACTTCTACCATGAAGAAAATTCTCCAGGCGATACTCGTAGTTTTTCTGGCAACCGGATGCAGCAGTCTATTCCCCAAAACCGTAGAATTCGGACAGGACAAAGTTGAAAAATTCCCAAGTCACCCAAAACAACAACTCGAAGCGGAGAGACAAGCTACTGCCCTCGCCGCAGAGAAGGCTCGCGAGGCTGAAACAATTGCAACCATCGATAACAGCACAGCATCCCAACCAGCCGGCGAAGCTGCCGACCTATCGGAATCTGTTGCGCGTTCATTGGGTCCACCTTCTGACCCGTGGTCTGGAGAGGTGAAAAAATTGACGGAAAGGCTCGACCGGCTCACTTCTAAATATAACGGCTTACTGGCCAACTTTCAGAAAGACAACGACGAAAATGCGGGAAAGAAAATCGAGGGAACCGGATTTTTGCAAGTCCCATATTTTTTATGGCTAGGTATCGTGGTCGGCGTGGTTATGATTTTGTGGATTATCCTGAAAACAGTGGCAAATGTTGCGGCGGCAGCGAACCCGGGTGTCGCCGTTGGCCTTCGGGCAGCGCAAGTCGGAGGCCGAGTTTTGTCCCGGGGGTTTTCTCAAGTTTTGAAAGGCGGAGAAGCCTTCAAGGACTGGCTGAAAAAAGAAGTCCCCGACGAAGCATTGAAAACGAAAATACTCGAAGCGTTTAAACAACATCACACCCAGGCGCAGGATGAGGATGTTCAAAACTTGGTGAAAGACTTAACGAAATGAGCGGATGCAATTCATTCAACGTCCCGAGCGGTTGCTCGAATAACCCTTGCGCTGTCACTCAGCTTAATACGGCTCAATGCGAATCGCTCCCGAGCCAGATCAGCAATTTCACTCTTCAATTTTTCGGCACGGTCGTAAAAACCGAAATCGATGGCGTGGTTACGTGGTCGTTGCCGTGCAATCTTGATGTTGGTCTGACGAATAACCCTCGCGGAGCCGATGAAGGGCTTGCGTGCTACTTCCTTCGACTTTTCCAGGACGGAATTGTCGGCCTCACCGGTCCGAAGGGAGATCAAGGATGTCCCGGAACGGATGGATTCAACGCTTATACCGTCACGCTCCAGGCATTCGTCCAGCCGACCGAAGATCAGCCGAATATTTCTGTCCTCACGCAATTTTCACCGGCAATCCTGGAGGGTTTGAACGTTTTCATTGCGACGAGCGGATATTACCAAGTCACCGGCACAAGTTCAACCGGGCTCGTGTTTTTGACGCTCATTAAGCCGGTTGCCGGCGCGTCCGGAACGATTGCAGCCGGTAAAATCGTGGTCCCAACCGGGCCGGCGCTCTAAAAACTATGCTAGACTGCATCGACTCATTCAAAACGGGTGAATGCGGGTGTGGCTGCGGCTGCGTCCCGTGCCTGAACAACAGACCGCCACTCGGTCCGAAATGTCGCTCTTTGCCAGCACCGGTAATTGTCCACGACAATAAGGGACAATGTGTCCCGGTCCTGCACGACCCGAATCATCTCTTTTCGCACTCCTGTAAACGGCCCAAGGGAGGCGATATGACCGTAAGAGCGCCTTTATACGCTCTAACAGTCGAAAACCCGCCTGATGGCGTCCTGAGAGACGCTGAGGGCTTCCCTGTGCTCGATGCAGAGGGGAATGTGCAGGCGGAAAACGCGGTTACACAACACTGTTAATTATGGCAAAATACAATCTTGACCTGGAAGGCGCAAATTACCCTGGTGGCGAACCGTATCCGGAATCTCCGGGTAACGACGAAAAGAACGATTACCCTCAGTTCACGTATTACCACGAGGAAGAGTTTGAGGGACCGGAAGAGGGGATCATGACGATCCGATATTGCAAGGTGAAATCGGACCACGACACTCGCCGGCCAGCCGACAAACAATACTCATGCACCCTCGGTGTAGAGGAAATTATTTCAGTCAAGGCCGTGAAATCAGAAGCACCAGCAAGCCGGGACCGAAGTGCGGAGGAATCACTCGACGCACTCGCGGCGGAGAAATCGAAAGAGAATGATGCAGGGGAGGGATATTAAGTGTTCAGGGTCGATGACATCTACGACGAAGGTAAGAAAATCGTGGGGCAATGCTCCGACGAAAAGTTTTTTCGTTGGTGCGGCGATGTCGTGACCATGACGGCCAACAAAGCCGACTTCGAAGGGTGGAAAGGTTGGATCGACATCTGCACAGCGGGATGCTCGTGCTCTTCCGGATCAGTTTGCAGTTTTGGCGCGTGTTGCGGAAAACGTTGCGTGACGATGCCGCGAGAAGTCGAAACAGTTATCGCGGTCAACATCGGCGGTCAACCGTCTCTCGGATTCGAGCAACTTTTCAATTTCCATCTGAACGGCCCGGGTGACTGCCGCAATTCTTGCGATTGGGCGTGGCAGGATCAAGGTCAATGGCACGTAACATATCGCGACTTGATTACACCCGCGCAACTTGTCGTTCACCTTCAAACGCCCGAAGACAATAACAAACAGTTCGTGATTTTTGGTTATGACGACAAGGGAAATGTTCTGCGCCGGGAAGTTGGCGGCGTATGGATGGACGGACTTCAACTCCCAACCGTCTTTGGTTACGCCATCCCTGAAGTTACAGCGCCGAAGGTGGCTCGAATCACCGGACTTTTCAAAGCCGAATCTGTCGGCAGTATGCGTCTTGCAACGACTGATAGCAACGGACAAAGCGGTGTCAATCTTGGCGTTTACGAGCCCGACGAAACCCTCCCTCAACTGAGACGGATTACCCTCAATCGTCAATGCGGTTGGGTGCGGGTCGCGTATATCAAAACGTCGCCTATTTTCAAGAGCCGGTGGGATCATATACCGCTCAAGAGTCGCCTGGGGTTCCTTTTGGGACTCCAGGCGCATAAACTTTATGCGGCACTCGATTTCGCCAACGCGCACTCGTGCGAAGCTGACGCTGCGCGTCTCGAACTCGAAGCTCAGATGAAACTGGAGCCTCCAACATACTCGCCGATACAAGTAATCGACCGCAACAACCTTCGTTCGAAAGACGACTACGATATTCGCTAATGGCTGGTGAAAGACTACTCGACTTTGACAGCAGTTGGATCGGGGGAACAAATAGTTCCGTTGACCCAAGCCAGTTGCCTTTGGGACAAGCCTGGAGCGCGATTAACACAATCAACATCGGCGGCGTCATCTCCTGCCGCCCCGGGTATCGTTGCATACTTAAACTCCCAAAAGGAAATCTCCAAGGAGCCGCAATTTTTCGTCCTCTTGTCGGCCTAGAACAATTTCTTTTCGCAGTCGAGGGTCTGATTTACGTTTCCACCTACCCGTTCAAGGAATTTTCGCAAGTCCCGAATATCCTGTTCTCAACTTTCGCGAAGCAGGTTTTTTTCACTCAGACACTTCAATCCGCACGTCGCATTAACCCCGGAGACCTTACCTCCGCCATCGAGTTAATCACTCCCCGCGCAGTCATGATTATGCAGGACGGCGGAGCAACCGCGCCGGCATATTACGACGGATCAACATCGGGTCATATTAAGGGATTGCCTTTCGAAACTCCAATTGGCGGCGTGATGCAATGGGTCGGTGACAGACTTTGGGTCTCGAACGGTCCGGAAGTGGAAGCCAGCGACATTTCAAATCCATTTTCGTTCATCGAACAAATTTACCTCGGAGGAAAGACCAGCTTCAACTTCAGCCGGGACGTTACCGCGATGTCGAAGACTCCAAGTATCGAATCACCACAATTGATGGTTTTCACCGACGACGACGTTTCATTACTCCAGGCCGACATTCGGGATCGAAGCCTCTGGCCCACCACAATCGGATTCCAAAAGGAGATTTTGCAGGTTGGATGTTCTTCGGCTCGCGCAGTAACTTCAGAGTCAGGCCGTCTGAGTTGGTGGTCTAGCGCCGGAATAGTAGTTTTCGACGCGGCATCCGCGAGGGCTTGGACTTCGAGAGCACCTATTCGCGACAACGAAATGTTGATCTCTAAGAAGTTCCTCAAAGAAGATTTGAGCCAAGTCGCTCTTGGAGCTTTTGGACAGTGGACACTTATTTCTGTTCCTGCCGAAGATGTTTACAACAAACACACATGGGTCTATAATAATGCAAGCTACGAAACTGTCAGCGACGAAGGCGGGCCTACTTGGTCCGGTTACTGGCTCGGGACTCGCCCCGTGGAATGGCTTTACGGAGTCATCGCCGGAGCAGAGAAAATCTATCACGTCAGCGCCGATGTGGATGGAGAAAATCGTCTTTGGCAATGCTTCACCCCGGACCGACTCGACAACAACTGTCCGATCACCTGGGCAGTTTTCACCCGTGGTTATTTCGGATTGACGAGCAAGACCAAGCCTCCAGGAATCGACTGCCGATATACCTTTGCCGACATCGGATTTACGGCTATCGCTGAAGATACCGATATTGGAATTTTTTCGGCCCCAGGCGTGCGCGGAAGCTTCAAACCGATTGCAACTCGAAGAATATCTGTCGAAAAAGGATCGTTGTCTTTTGATCGAGACATCAACATCAACACAGACCTTTTCGCTTACAAAGAGCAATCGAGGATTCTGCGGACTGAAGACCTGTCTCAACAGTTCCCCGATGAAGAGTCCGGATCATGCCCGGTCGAGTCGAACCTCAACGATGACAATGAAGAGTCTTTTCAACTTTTGATCGTTGGCCACGGTCCCGCTACCCTCCGGTGGGTTCGAAGCTTCGCGACTATCGCCCCCGAAGAAGATTTTTCTGGAAGCGCGAAGGCATGCGAGAACGAAGAAGAATTCAACACCACTCGATTCGATGGTGAAAGTGTTTTCAATGTCAACTCCGACGAGGCCGAAGCATTGTTGTCCGCGAAGCCACTCAGAATTTTCACTTCGATTCAGACGGCCTCCGTCAGTCAAAGCGGAATTTCCGCCGTTGGTGTCGGAACAGCCGAATCAATCGTTAACCAGGGCGCAGCCGACAGAGTAGCGAATCGTGTGGCCACTCGTGCGGCAGAAATCGAAGTGCAAGCCTTTTCTGAACCGTTTCTTTCACTCGGAATAGGATTCTAATGGATACCATCCTCGATTTACTCTGGCTGAGAATTCCGCCGATCAACTATGTAACGCCTCCGCTCTGCGAATTCATTTTCAGCGGCAGCGGCAGTGGTTCATTCGTCATCGCGACTCACCCGAGCCCGTGCAAAATAACGGGGGTTCGTATCGAGGGCAACACACTTTTTTGGGACGCACTAACCGCCGATAGTTGCAGCGCGGGAGTCGGAGCGATTTGTTACAACGTGTATCATGCGACACTCGGATCGAATTCATACTCAGTGGTCGCTGAGTGCATCCCAGGAACCGAATATGATGTTACCGGTCAAACAGGATGCTTCCGAGTTACCGGAATCACGACCGAGGGAGAATGCGACTTGAGTGATCCGGCATGTATCGAGGGACCACCGCCCGAAGAATTTTTCAGCGAGGTTTGGAGAAATCAAAACGATGCGGGGTTCGTTATTCTCGACACAGTTTCGGGAGAAACCGAATCAACTCCGGAACTCTTGTTGAATATTAACTCAGTCCCGAGTGATATACGGCTTAATTGGGACTCCCTCACTTACGTTGACGCAACGGCAGGTATGGCGGCTGGCGATATTTGGTGTTACAAAGTTCGGTCCAGCGTTCCATCAGTCGGAAACTTCTCGAACGAAGCATGCGCGGTGATGGATCAATTTTTTCCGTTTAACACTGGAACTGTAGTAAACCATCCAACATGGCAAATCGCTTTTGGTGATTTCCAGCCCGCCGATAACGTGGATGTCACCGACATAAATCTTTCGGGACTTCGAGCAGTGATCGGAGGGAATCTCTTCCTTGATGCGCTATTAGTGATAAACACTCTCGATTTGAGCAGCCTCATACTCGTAACGGGAAGCTTATTTTTTTCGTCGGAGGGACTTATTGGTGGAACGCTCACAGTGCTGTCTCTCCCGTCTCTCGTAAACGTAAACGGAAACTTGTTTTGCGATAATACCATGTTCACTTCGGTATCTATCCCGAACCTAATCATGCACAATGGCGGAACATACGCCTTCGATTTTAACGCACTCGACATCCCTTCAGTAGAGGGAATCCTTGCTCGTGGTATTGCTTCCGGGGTAACATCAGCGACCATCTTCCTTGATGGAGGAACGAACGCGGGATTATCGTCATTATCCGCCCAAGGACAGGCTGATTACGCAACTCTTATCGGTCTCGGAAATACGGTAAGCATAAACCCCTGATATGCGTCACTGATTGATATGGCCTTACAAGCTACAAACCTCGTCATCCAGGCATCGCAACTGCCCGCAACATTCGCCGGCAAGCCGAACGACCTTTTCCGAGCAATGATCGAACGCATGCGGATCGTTTCGCCGTCCGGGACCGGTTTTTTCGTGATTGGTGACAATGAACCACCGAACAATCAAGGCCCCTGGTTGAAGGGCGGAACTCAATGGTGGGTTTGGGATGAAGACTTGAAAAGATACGTCCCACTCGATGTCAGCGAGTCAGAGACAAAATGGTATCAAATCGGAGCGACGACCCCGACAACTTCCGAGCCTCCGCTTTGGCTCAGAACGACCGCGAACGCGACGGAAGCTAAACCGAGTTTCGGAACACCCGTTGCTTGGTATCTTTTCGATGGAACGACCTGGATACAGTTACCAGTATTGATTGAAGACCGGTCAATTACCCAGGCGAAACTTCATTGGAATACCCCATTTTTCGGGACGGCATCCGGGACCGATAATTACGTTATTTCGTTCAGCCCAAACACCGGATTTACTTTGGGCGACGGAGCAGCGACTTCGATTTTGTTTCTGGTGAAATTCCCGAACACAAACACGGGACCGGTGACTCTCAATGTCAATTCCTCGGGACCGATCCCGGTGAAAAAATTCACCAGCGAAGCAATCGTCGCGGGAGAGATTGTCGCCGGATCGATTCACGCGGTTTCGTTCGACGGAACGAATTATCAAATTCTAAGCTCGATCCCCAATCGCGAGTCGGGAGTTTTGTTGAATGTCGTCACAAAAATTTCGAATGTAGCTTTTAGCGGAGCACTGATGTTTCCTTACGACAACACGCCTCCGGAAAACACTGAGGGAAACCCATATAATGATTTGGAGACCGTCTATTCAGCGGAGAGGGCCAACTCAAAGTTGATTGTGGACGTGAAATTACAAGCGTCCACGAATAACGGAACCTATTTTATTACGGCTCTATTCAAAGACTCAGACACGAACGCTTTGGCAGCTAGTTCAACCTCCATTGTTGCTATCGAGGACGAGCAAGCCACTCTAAGAGCGATTTTCGATGTGGGGGATACGTCTCCGCACACTTACAAAGTTCGATTCGGGCCGTCAGCTTCGGCTGCGACGGTTTTCATAAATCAAAACTCCACTGCACCGACCTTCGGTGGAACGTTGATGTCGTCACTTACGATTATGGAGGTGTCAGCATGAGTCTCCAAAACACAAACTTGATTATCCAGGCGTCACAGCTTCCGGCGACGTTCAAGGGTAAGCCGAACGATTTGTTCCGCGCAATGGTGGAACGAATGCGGATTGTTTCAAGTTCCGGAACCGGATTTTTCGTAATCTCCGACACAGAGCCGCCGAACAATCAAGGCCCCTGGCTGAAGGGCGGGACTCAATGGTGGGTCTTCGATCCGGACTTGAAACGATATGTCCCACTCGACATCAGCGAGAGCGAAACGAGGTGGTATCAGGTTGGCAACAGCATCCCGACCACGACCAGCCCTCCGTTGTGGTTGAAAACAACCGCTACAGTTCCGCCTAGTTCTACCGTGGCGGAACCTACGCCGGGAACACCGATTGCATGGTATCTTTTCGACGGTAGCAACTGGATTCAACTTCCGGTGCTCATCGATGATCGATCCATTACGGCAGCGAAGCTGAATCCAACGGCGAATTTTTACGGCACCGCGTCCGGAACCAATAACTATACCCTGGTGTTCACTCCGGACACCCCGTTCAATTACGGCAACGGATCAACCGAAGCTTTTGTCGGTTACGTTAAGTTCACCAACGCGAATACCGGAGTCTCAACACTCAGCCTCAACGGTGGGGGCGGCGTTACGATCAAAAAGGCCGTCAACATGGACTTGGTTGCCGGCGAAATCAAAGCGGGCTCCGTTCATCTTCTCGTTTATGACGGACAGTTTTTCCAAATCCTTTCCGAGTTGCCTTCGACTGAAATCGATCCCGGCCCGGTTGGTGGAATTGGAAACTCTGAGGGACTCCTAATTACAAACGATTTGGTTACTCCAGATGACATCCTGGTAATCACTGCCAACAGTGTTTTGCTTGAGGACTCAATGGGTGATGACCTTCGAATCAATACGGTCAATCTCGATTTGAATCTCACGCTTTCCGGCCTGGGCGGTCTCGATACGGGATCATCGACGGCGAATACATGGTATTACATTTGGTTGGTGTCGGATGGGACAACGATCAACGCGGTGTTTTCTCTCAGCGATTCGAACCCGACTCGACCAGCCGCTTATCGATTTATCGGACTCTTCGGAGCGGTTTTCTCCGACTCCAGCAACGACCTTACGAAGATGTGGCAGACGGCGAGGAAAACCTATTTGATCGTGTCACCTATCGTCAAAGGTCCAGACGGCTTCCAGGATTTTTCAACTGTTGTTCCGCCGATTGCGATAACTGTTTTCGGATCGACAACTCCAATAGGAGGACCGAATGCCGTTGCAGATTTGGTGATGTCAGGGGACGCGAACCTTGTGGGTGGGTTCACTTTTCATTTGCAAGATGTCGCCGGCAACACCACGGCGGTCGGAGGGTTTTTCGAGGTGCCGATGATTACTCCTCAGAATGTTTACGCAACCTCGACCGGGACACTCGGGGTGAGTTTCGATATTTCCGGATTTACGATATGAGGTTGAATGAGTTGCTAATGCGGGAATATCTGAGCACTGTTATAGAGGCTAGACAGGATTTGCAAGAGCGTGAACCGGGCGGCTTCGGGAAAATCAACGTGGAATTTTTGGCGGAGACCTGGGCGGGGCTTATGGCACAGGGTTCTGGAGTGGCCTACGGCGAAGAGGATTCGGGGAAACCGGTTGGGTTTTTGATTGGGACGCATACTCACGATCCGATGACCGGTATTTTGACCGCGTTTGAATACTTGTGGGTTCGCCGGAAAGACGCTCCGAAAGGGACCGGAATGAAGCTCCTGAATGAATTTGAATCAGAAGCAAAACTCGCCGGTTGCAAACAGGTAGTGGTCGGATGCAATTCTGTGTATAAGCACGAGGCTCTGGCCTATTGGTATTTGCAAATCGGTTTCAAATTGTGCAGTCAATCTTTCCAGAAATGGATTTAATTTATGGGTGATGTCCTCGGATTCGTTGGAACAATCGCCGGAGCAGAAATCTCTGCGGCGGCACAGAGAAATATTGCCAACAAACAAATCGCGGCCCTCGAACGGCAGCGACAGTTTGTCTATGACCAACTCGATCCAAGCCGACTTGCCAAAGCTGCGGCGGCTGGCGATACCGCAAACGCGAAGGCCCGCCTGGAGCTTCAGAAACAACTCGATCCCGAGCTTTTCAAGTTGCGTTACGGCGCACAGGCCGGCGTAAACGATGCGCTCGAACAACTGAAGTCCGGAGGCACTCAGGAAGTCGCCGGTCAAGCTGTCAAGGAAGCGTTATCCGGTGGAGACGTAGCGGCCCAGGCGAAACAGAAGCTCATCGATGCCGCCCTCGAACAACTCAATGCCGGCGCGACATTGCCTCCCGATGTTCAGGCGGAACTTGTGAAAGCCGGCCTGGAGAAATCCGGAATGGTAACAGGCGCGGCTCGATCAAAAGGTGTCGGTGGTCAGTTGACTAGACAATTACTCGGATCAGGCGGAATCGCGCTCCAGCAGCAACGACAGCAGCAAGCGATGGGTCTCCTCGGTCGCGCACAAGATTTGGAAACGCAGCGTTCGCAGCTACTCGGAACGCTTTTCCCGAACCTCGCGACGACTCAACTCAACGTGTTGAAAGGAAACGAAGGCGCACTCGCTTTTTCGAACGAGCTAATGCCGAATGCGGGACTCACTGGAAAAGACATCGTGAATCTCTGGCTCGCTCGCGTGGGCGCGAATAGCTCGCTTGAATCGCAGAAAACTCAAGCAGGGTATCTTGGCGGGGTCAATAGTGCAGCCGCTCTTCAGCAAGGTTATGGCGCAGCTACTAGCTATGCGGCGAACGCTTTTCCGACGACCTATCAGTTGATTAAGCAAGGTCAAAACAGTGGAAACGGAGGTTATACAAAACTTCCGGACGGTAGTTACGATTGGGGAACTTAAAAACCTATGGCATTTGGACCAGCAGAACCAGACGTGCAGCTTCGACCCGAGTTATCGACAAATCGTGTGCCCGTGGATTTTAATGTCGAACAGAACGCGGTCGCGCAATTGGCGGATGCGTTCCGTAAAGGCGTTGTTACGGCTGACGATTTGATTGAGCGATACGGCACTCTCGCGAAGACGAGGGACAAAGCGCAAATCACCGGTCTGGAGGAATTTATTTCTCCTGAATCGATTCAGACGAGGCAGAACCAAGTTCATGCAGCGAATACAGAAGCGATTCTTCGATCCTCTCCGGAATATCAACAAGCGAAACAAGCAGAATTTATCGACCTTCGAAACAAAGCTGAGGGCGGGGATTACAATGCAATGCGTCAAGCGATGTTGACGAAAGGTTTTCCGATTTCCACTTTCGATGTCAAAGCGGGATGGACCCCCGACACGATTAAGCGGACCCAGGATGAGTTTCAAGAATTTGTGAACTATAATGACAACGTGGAATCCGCGAAGGCTTTTATT